AATCAAATTATGCTCTCCTTATATATTAAACACTTATTATATTAGCAAAAGCAAGGTATAGTCCACCAATACCCCCTCTCGCCTTCGGCGAGTGGGGCATAGCCCCCTGCTTGCTGAGCTAAAGCTCATCAATGGCTATTAGTAAATATAACCGTCAAATTCATTAAAGTTATGACAATCAAACAATTTTTCGAGAAATTTAATCTTAATACCAAAGGTATTGAGATTAAGCAGAGTGAGAAAACCTACAAAGGTACAACCGACAACATCCTATTCATCACTCTTGAGGATGAAATAGATGGACAAGATTATCTTGTCATGTCACACAACCTTGCTACCAAGGTTGCTGCTGACCCATCAGCCTTAGCATCAGCAAGTGCTACGCACACTGATGAAGGCTGGGGACTGATTTGTGCAAGCACAGTCACAGTCCTTGGTTCCATTGACCTCTAAGAGGTCAGCTCCCATGTTGGGAGCTTTTGGTTCATGAAATACATCCAGGCAACTTGGTATGACTAAGTTGTCTGGGTCACCCTTATATATAATGTACGCGTACATATTATATATACATATACACACATACATTATAATCAATCATTATATTTATAAACCCATTAAAACATTAAAATTATGGAAACTAGGAATTACAATGGAGTTACAATTGAGAAGTCATGGTCTTTAGTAGGCTTTGCAAAAGAGTTTGGAACACCTAAGTTTGCTACTTGCACAAACAAGGAGACAGGTGAAGAGTTTAATTGCCTTGCATTTGAGAATGAAGATAAGGAGCTAACATTCTGCCACTTTGGGTATAGTACTCAAGGAATGAGTGTTGGAGACATTGTTGCTGGTAAGAATGACCTTAAAGTTGGTCTTAACAGCAATGGTAAGTATACCTTGTATAAGCAGGAGAATGCCTGGGCCACTATAGATCTTTAACCATTAATCAACAATAGTTAAAAGATATAACATTTAGGGTCACAACAAAAAACTCATAACAACTTTTCCCAAGATGTTGAGGGTACTCCAGTTTCTTTAGAAATAAAGTTTTAGGAGTATAAAACACAATTAGAAGGTAAGTAGAATTATCTTAGAGGCTATTAAAACAGAGATTGAAACTAATAATTCCATTAGACAATCACTCATGTATAAATAGAAAGTCTAAGTATAATCTACTTACTTATGAACTATTTATTTCATCACATTACAAATTAAACACACCAATAACTATGATTATTAGAAATGAATTTTATGACGGTATACTTTATCAGATAGAGTACAGGTCAGAGTTATCTCAGTTTAATTATACAAAGAAATTTGTATACTATATTAAAACTGAAGATGAGAGTTATCCTCATGCTCATAAAGCTATAGAGTCTATTATAAATGATGGCTCTTGGAGAGAAGGAGAGTACATAATGAAGAATAAGCAACAACCTTCAATGGCTAATGCCCTTCATACTTACCATAAGTTCTCTTATGACAAGGAACTTGATGTTTATGTATATACTTACATTATGCCTTATGATGACTAGGCAATACTCTATATTTGATAGTTATGGGAAATTTCTTACAAATTTCTCATAACTATAATAAAGCCTTTATTTACAAGCTAACTTTTAGAAACAACAATTAGTACATTAGATAATTATTTATATAATAAAAAAAAAAACTATAAATATGGAAAATAAACATAATACTGATAACCTTGATCTCATTGTAAAAATAATTGGGGTTATATTGCTCATAATATGGGCATTATGGCAACTCTATGAAGTATTAGAGGCTCTTTCACCACAACATATATTTGATACAGTATGAAATATTACTCAGTATATGATAGCTTAGGGAATTTTATGAGAAAGTTCCCTAATTATCAGCAAGCTTCCAACTATAAATTTATCTATGGTAATAGTAGTTGGTATATTAAATAAATAACAAACAAGTAACAAATAACTAAATAAAAAGTACAATTATGAAAAAGATATTAATAATATTTGCAGTAGTGTTAACTAGTTCTATCACTTTCTTCTTAGGTAAAGCCTATGAGAGCCAAAATAGTATGGAAGTAGTTGAAGCTAATAACTTCAAAAGAGAATGCTTAGATAACTATGATAAAGCATCTGACATTCTTGAAGACTATTTTGACAGACATGTTGATGATGGCACTTGTGATAACTTAGTAGATAGTCTAATTAACTTAGGCTACTACAAATATAAGCACAAGGTAGACTCTTTGTATGATACTCAATTATAGAGAAAGATATAATACACAATTCTTTATTATAGAATTCAACAGATGATGCCTTATGAAAAGGTAAAAGTATGAGTGGGCGAATCAAGTGATGCCAGGACAGAAGTAGTCTTTTGATGAAAAATGTGAGTGCTATAGGCTTATTTCTTAACACCTTATCTTGACTTAGTAGTGGAGGATTGCAAATAAATTGAGAAGAGACATAATAAAGATGGTTCATTCCTGTGAGGCTGAAAACCACACTAAAGTACATTAGTACTACTAGGTGGAAGAATAAGCAATATAAGGTCAGTATTATGAATAGTATAGCATAATGGTAATGCAGTTTTTACAACCTATATATGTAAAAAAAAAAATGTAAGTTCGAGTCTTACTACTATTCCTCAACAATAATCAAAATCAATAACTAAAATCAATGGCAAGAAAAAGATTTAATAGGAATATCATTGCAAGCAATGATGCCTACAAAGCACATTCTCACTTAAATATGTTAAGAGAGAATCACAACCAAAACAAAGAATACTTTGACCACATTAACAAGACAGTAGTGGTTGTTAGACAAAGTTATTTCAAACATAAATACTATGTTAAATTCTTTGGTGAACTAAAGGAAATAACAGAGCTTGAAGCAAGTAAGCTCAGTCCAGAACTAATAATAATTTTATAAAAGTACAATTATGAAGAAAAGAAATATTTTCAAGGGAGTATTATTATGGACAATAGTAATCTCAATAACATTGTTTGCTATGGCTATAGACAGTTTATCTTTAGTAGGTATAGTATTATGGGTGGCTATAAATGTTATCCTCATAATAGTAGGTAAGTACAATCTAACTCTTAGAGATATATACTGTCTATCAGGTACAAGGTTCATAGATAAGGTGTTTGAATAACTCATTTACATATATAGGTTGAAAGTTCATTAAGTTAAAAGATTAATTTAGGGTAACAGGTCTCATAGGTAGTAATATTTATGAGACCACTTTTATGTAAATTAGTAAACTAATAAACTTATAAACTTATAAACTATAAAGATATGAATAAACTTAGAGTAATCTGTAGACTGTTATTTAGTAAAGAATATCATGTCATTATTGTTGAAAGGGATGGAAATATCCTAATAGAACATATCTATTCTTCAGTGAGAAGAACAGAGACTACATACAAGAAGCTTATTAAGCTACTTAAAGAGGAACTTGAGGATATAAGAAGATTTAAGCATGAATAAAGAAGACTTAAAAGACCTCCTTGCATTTGCAAAATATAAAAGTATGATGCAATGCCCTGTAATTCAGGTCTATTCTTTATACCTTCAAGACCTGCAAGATAGATTTGAAGATTACATAGCTGACCAAGAATTAATGAGACAATCAGAATTATGAAAACAGATTGTAGTAAATGTGAGGCAAGGAAGTACTGTGGAACTATGGTTGCAAGTACTTTATTGTGTAAAGAAACTTATAAAAAGAAATAGACGGTTTTGTTTTGTGTTAATATAAAGTGTTTATACTACTTGACTGTGAAGTTAGGTAGTATTATACTCTTATAGTTCAAGGGAGAGAATAGAGGTTTCCTAAACCTTAGATGTAAGTTCGAGTCTTACTAAGAGTACTATTATTGTTTAGTGCTAAAACAATAGTATGCTTCCTATAACTGAATGTACAAACTATATTCTGATAGCACTCAATGTTTATAGATTGGTTGTAGAAGCATTCTCCACAATATACACTATGATAATTCGGTGATACTTGTGGAGATAAATACACCAATAGCTCAATGGATAGAGCAATGGTCTTCTAAACCATTTATCAGAGTTCGATTCTCTGTTGGTGTACTCATTTTTGGTTGTACAATATGATTATTAGTTATTGGACTATTTACTATGCTTGCTTGTGAAAGTAGGCATAGCTTTAAGGGGCTAATATAGTGTTTGATTGTCAGGAAGAGATAATAAATCATGCAAGGCATCTGTGCCTTAAAACAGAAAACAATAAATGCTAAGGTTATCAATATGAGACCTCAGGCTACTGTTGTGCTGCTTGCAGCTTAATAGAATAAAGCCTCTAGTTACCACATGACTAAGGAACATAATATGTGGAAATCTTTAATGCTTATGTTTTTCTATTTTAGTGCTTAACAAAAATAGAATGGTGGACTGTCTATTTCAGACAACCCTGTACTTTAGTACAAAGAAGCATGTAACAATTTATTATAGCTAAATGGCAAGACGTGGGGGCGGAACCCACTAGCTCCACAAATAAAAGAAAAATTATAACTATGAAAAAATTACTCTCAGAATTAAATGTAATTGAACTTTTTATTCTATCTGTATTAATTGCAATTATAATTGTAGCTTCAATTACAATCATAATTGGCCTAATAGTATTAGGGTTTAGTACATATTAAAAAAAAAAATAATGTGTTATGATTAAACGTATAGACTTTTCAAATATTAAAAATGCCCCAATTGGTTATTTAGGAGATATTGATTTCTTTAATAAGAATAAATCTGTAACTTTTAAGTCAGGTATAAATGTAATAGTAGGACTTAATGGTTGTGGGAAAACAACATTACTAAATTTAATTCGTAGGTACACTCTATGTTTAACCAATATGACATCTACTTGTCCATCTGGTAATATAGAATTTCTTAAATTATTATTTTCTAATGATAATAAACTTTGGGATGGAGTTAAAGTTATTAGTGACTATCAAGGTGTTGTTTTTAACATGTTAGACTTAAATACACTTGAAGCGTCATCAAATTGTCTTCAAAGTGCTTCTAAATTCAATACATATATTAATATGCTTAATTGTTCAACTGGAGAGAGTATTTCTTCTGGGTTAGATAGTTTATTTAATATAATGTTTGACCCTAAAACAAACTTAGAATTCCCAATTAAAAAACTTAAAGAAGTAGCTAGTAATAAGTATTCAGCAATTCGCTCTAAAGCTGAACAATTACTTCAATATTACAAAGAGAATTCATTTCAATATGATAATCCTAAAGATTTTGAATTTACAGCATTGATGGATGAGCCTGATAGAAATCTTGATATTAATAGGATTAAAGAAGTTTATAATATTTTGAGTCAGGAAAAAGAAAATACACAAATTATTGCTGTAGTTCATAACCCAGTTTTAATTTATAAACTTTCAAAGTTTAATCATGTTAATATCATTGAAATGACTAAGGATTATATTGAAGATGTTGTTAAGTTTGTAGAAGATACTAAATAAGAGTAAATAAAAATAATAAAAATTATGAAGATTAATTTTAAGAAAGAACATTTTGATAAGCTCAAAGAGTTAGCAGTTAAAGCATTGCTTAACAATGACACTGTAGTAGGTAGATTGGGCAACCCTATTGATATTGTAGAACTCATTCATGGTACTACTATCAATAGTCTTAATCAAATTAGACTCTCTCTTGCAAAGAAGATTGAGGGTCTAGAAGGTAAGGATGAATGGGCAGCAGATGATACCAATCAAGTATCTCTTGAGAAAGCAAAGGAACAGAAAGACCTTGTAAACCTAATTATAGGGTATAAGAGGTATAAGCAAGAAGTTGCTGATAACAAGGCTAATAAGAAAGCCTTGCAAGAACAATTATCTGCTCTCAAGGAGTCTCAGAAGACACCTGAGGATAAGATTAAAGAACTTGAGGCTCAGTTGGCTAATATAGAAACTGAAGACTTCTAATATAGAATTATGTTACTTACAATAATATAAATAAAAGACTATATAAATGGAAATAAAGTTAAACAAAAGTAACAATAATCCTTTTTATGGATTAAGAAATTGCTTAAATCTACTTAATGCAGGTGCTAATGGTAGAGTAGAATATACACAGCTTGATAATTGCTGGGAAGAAGTAAAGGATAATAAAGAACACAGAGAAATGTTCTTTTCCTTGTTATTCTCAATTGGAGATATAACAGCAAGACAGCATAATATTTTCAAGGGTGTTAAAAAGGACACAGGTGGAAATGCTAATAGAGAAGCATTTTATACTATATTCTTATGGCTTAAAGATAGAAATAAGAAGCAATTCATTAAATTCTTGAATGCAGGACTATTTAATGAATATGTATGCTTTGATAATCTCTTTAGGTCAAGAGTACAGTCAACAAGAGATGGCAAAGTAGTTAAGGTTTATGACATATTTGCTGATGAGTGGTATGTTGAAGAACTTCTTAAGTATGTCTATAAGGTTATTGGTGGTAATAACCCATTTGATAAGTTCTTAGTAGCTAAGTTCTTAACTATACCAAGACTTAGTAAAAGGTCAAAACATGCTAAGATGTTGCCTGATACTCTAAGAGTAATGCAGCATAAAGCTAATTTCCTTGCCAAACTCTCTAAACTTATGCACTGGGAATATGTGTATGAGGGTAATTATGCTAACTTCAAAGGTTATAGAGAGTGGAGAAAGCAGTACAATCAAGAACTTGAGTCTGTATTATTCTCATCAGGCAAGATTAGAGAGTTTGGTAGAGATAGCTTTATCAATTGGCTTGATAAATTGCCTGCATCAGCAAGATTTAGAGTTAGGAATAGGGTTTTCTTTAGTAAGAACTCTGATAAGCTGAAATATCCTCAATTGAAAGGGTGGTATGAGGCTTGGGAAGAGTATAAGGAGACCAAACAAGAGGAACAGAGAATTCTTGAGGAGAAAGTAAGACAAGGAAGTGCTACAGAGGAAGATAAAGTTAAACTTGATAAAGTCAAGAAGCAAGCTAAGGTAACTACTGGTGCCACTAACTTCAAAGAACTTTATGATAGTATAGCTTGTCATAATGTAGATGCCTTGAAGGTAGAGTCCTTTGTGCAAAATAAGGTTAACTTACCTTATAACAGCCTTGTTATTATTGATGACTCAGGTTCTATGTCAGGTAGACCTTTTAATATTGCTACATTCATAGCAGCAGTATGTCTATACAAGAACCCTGATGATGATGGCAGAAACCTTATAGGTATGTTTAATACTGATAGTCATTGGCACAGCTTCATTGACAGTAAGGCAACTTCTCCTAATAGAATTCTGAGAAGTCAGATTGCTTCAGCTATTCATAAACCTCTTGTAGACCCAACAAAGTCTTTCTTAGATAACTTCAAGGAAATAGAATCTTTCTTAGAGTCTATATTCCATGGTGGTTGTACTAATATTAGTTCTATCCCTGAAGGTCTTAGAAGTGCTTGTGAGAGATATCCGCAGATACTTGATAGCTTAAAGAGTTATCCTGTATGGACTATCATATCAGATGGTGAATGGAATAACCTAAATTCTCCTGAGGCATGTATGAATGACTTTATGAGAAAATGTGAGAACTACTTTGGCTTTAAGCCATTTGTTGTGGCTATTGATGCTACACAAGGTTGGGGTTGGAGAAACACAGGTCTTGAAAGATTTAATGGTATAGACAATTTCATGTATATACCTGCTAATCCTACACAGATTGAGCAATTCTTGACTAATTTTAAGGATATGGATATCTTTGATGTCTATACTCCTTTGCAGTCATTACATAGGTCTAATAGGTATGAACTTGTGAGAGTTAATACACTATAAGATTAAAAGAAAATATAGATACTTACAAATTCAAATAGCTTACTTTGAAGCAACAAACTTTTAATTTGTCAATTTAGTATCTATCTAATAGGATAGTAGGAGAGAAATACTCCTACTATTCACTTTAAGACACTTACAATAATATAAACATTAGCTCATTTGGTAGAGCAAAAGATTTGTAATCTTTGAGTAACTGGTTCAATTCCAGTATGTGAATATATAGTGTCTTTTTATAGGGAGGTTGAAATATTGGTTATAGTATTACATGATACTTACAATTATATTTTACTTCAGTTTATACTCAAAATAAATGTAATGCAGGTTCAATTCCTGCCCTCCCTGCTACAGCTACTTACAAGAAAATAATCATTGGTGGTTCAAATCCATCACAATTTATGAAGAATTGTTAGCTAAATTGGTTATAGCATCAGGCTGAAAACTTGATAGAATTTAGTAGCTACTTTTATTCGGGGGATGGTGTAATTGGTAAACACGCTTTTTATAGTTTATTATAATAAACTTACAAGCACAATTATATTGTCATATGGGAGACAGTTATAGAGGTTCGAGTCCTCTTCCCCCGACTATTATTAACATAACAATAACTAAAATTAAAAGACAATGGAAACAAAAGAAGTAAAAATTACTATCCCAGAAGGATATGAGATTGATAAAGAGAATTCTACCTTTGAATGTATTAAATTCAAAAAGAAATTTGAAGTAAATACTTGGAAGGATATAAGAACATTATCTGGAACCTTTATTACATCAAAATCTGATTTTTATCATGTACCCAAAGTTCCAGTAGACCATATTGTAGACAAAAATATATTTATTTCTGAAAAATATGCTAAAGCAGCATTAGCTCTTGCTCAAATATCTCAACTTATGCCTTATTATGGCGGAGAAATTACAGATGAAGAGTGGGCAAATTCTAACTTAATAAAATGCTCTATTGAGGTATGGAATACTTGTATTCATTGCTCTTATGTATATAATGAAAGGACTGTGTTAGCTTTTCACACAAGTAAACAGAGAGATAGATTTTTATCTTTTCCAGAAAATGTCCAACTTGTTAAGGATTTATTCATGATAGATTGGTAATAAAGTAAGTAAAACAAAAATGTTGTAGGGATTTTGTACCTAAATGGTTTTATTGAGGTAGAATACTACCACCTACTTATTAAAAAAAAAATAAAGACTATGACAATAGAAAAAATTAAAGAAGGAACAGAAATACTTAATAAAATTAAGCATTTAGAAGGCGAAAAAGCTAAGTGGGAACAATCTACTTATGTGGAAGAAATAAGTGCTGCTAAAAACTTAGAAGACAGGACTATACATTGTCAGATAGACACAACTTTTATTAACTTTAAGAAGCTAAAAGAGGATAGTCTAAACATGATTAATGACAGAATTAGAGAATGTCAAGAAGAATTTGATAATTTATAATTCTTTTTAGGACTCTTAGCTCAGTAGGTCAGAGTAGCAGATTATATAAACAACAAGGACTATATGTATGGAGGTATAACTCAGAAGGTTAGAGTACCATTCTTATAAAATGGGAGTCGTGGGTTCAAATCCCACTGCCTCAACTATGGATATAGTTGATTTAAGAAAAAACCTTAAGGTTTCAGATTTTTACAAAAATTTAGGGTACGAGAGAATTTATATTTATCAAGCAAAAGATGGTAGAAGGTCAGTTACATTATATAAGAATAAAGGTGAATGTCTTTCTATGTCTTATGCTAAGTATTTATATACTTCTCATTATAAAGAGTTTGTAGATGCTAAATATTATCAAATTGACCATATAGATGGTAATAAATTAAATGATGATATTAAAAATTTACAAAGGATTTCAAGAGAATATAATGCTCGTAAAGATAAAAAGATTAAAGAGTATGTGGAATTAGAATGTCCAATATGTCATACTAAATTTTTATTTGAAAAGGGAAATTTAAGTTCTCATCCAAACCCTTGTTGTAGCAGAAGTTGTGGAGGTAAAAAATCCAGACTAAAGAAAATATAATCTGAAGGTCATAGGTTCAAGCCCTATAGGGTCCACTATACTATTTTTATTTTTATAAGAATGATAGATGTAAAAATGAATCTTACCATACTACTTCCAGGAAGTACTATGGTAAGTAAGCAGGAGTGCTTCAAACAACTCAAAGAAGAAGTTAAGGACAAGAAAGGTCATATTGTCAAGGACAAAAGAGGCAACATCAAGTATAAGTACAGAAGTGTGCCTGACCCTGATAAGCACAATGTGCACCATTTGAAAGTTTCTGATGGTAAGAAAGAGGAGATTATTCACTTTTACACACGTAAGTGTGTATCTGCTAAGCAGGTTATCAACATTAGTACTATTGCCTATAAAGACTTTATTGGTGATAGTGCACCAGAAGCTTTCCATGTTCCAGCAGGTTTTCAACCTTATAAGTCCACCAAGCAGGTGTCCCTTAGAGACCAAGCATGGAATGCACTCACTGAGGAACAGAAAATCAAGTGGCATTGTGAGAGAATTGCTGCTTCCTTAGGTGGTAGTGTAGAAGACTATGCTATATTCCCAGACTAATTCTTTGAAAAAGGAGCATTGCTACTAAAGTAGCTTTGCTCCTTTTTTTTTTAGGTTATTATGGAAAAGATTATATTACAAAAGGATTTATTTCCTACTCTAATTAGGTTAAATGGATGTAACAATTCTCTTGAATATCCTATAGGCTCTTATATGTCTTCATTATTAGATTATACTGAAAGTGCGGCTAAGAAACTTGTAGAATTATTCCCTGGAGATAATATTGCTCTCATAGTAAGAGGTACTTCAGGAGCTATGATAGGAGGTCTTATAGCTTCTCATCTAATATATAATGCAGGTATATGTGCTAAAGTTATTATTAGTAGAAAGCCAGAAGATGATTGTCATGCAACTAATCTTGAAAGTCTTGAGGTAGTACTTAATTATAATGAAAATGCTCCATTTAGGTTAGTAGTAGCTGATGATTTTATATGTACTGGGAATACTATTTATAAGATTGTAAGAGATGTAGAATTTTACATAAGGCAGCCTTTCATATTTGATGCACTTGTAATTCATAGTACACTTATTCATAATAAATGTATAGAAGGTAACAAAGTATCAGGAGATATGAGGTTACAAGAAGAAGGCACTATTGGTGAGGAAGTATTATTAACTAAATTTTTGAATATATTATGTTTATAGTATTAATAGCTTTTGCCTTACTATTCCCTTTATTTTATTATGATGTATATTGTGATATAGTAGTATCTGATGGCAAAGAATACCTTATTATATGGTACACATATAAGGGAATAAGGAAGTATAAGATTTTATTAAAGTTATAATAAGATGACAGAGGAAAAGGTAAAGAAAGGGGTAGAGTTACTTGAAAGATTGAAGGGACTCAATGAGGAAAAGAAATTATGGGAGAAAGGAGTAGGCATTCATAATATAATACTTTCTAATAAGTATGAGTATATAAGTAAGGATGATGTTTATAATGTAAGAGGCAGTCTTATTGATTTTGATAAACTAAAATCTGACACTTTAGCTAATATTGATAAGATGATTAAGGATGCTCAGAAAGAGCTTGATAAGCTCTAAGTTTTATTTAATTAAACAAATAAGAATAAAGATGAAAATATTTATAAAGATATTCATTTGGGTGTTTGTGACTATATTTATGTTTACTTTCTTAGGAAATTGTCTTACATTTCCTAATACAATTACTAATATTATAGGAGTTTTTCTACTTCTATTGTATATAGTGATTACAGTTCAAACTAGATTTTTCACACGTATTAAGTTTAATTTCAAAAAAAAAAAGATGAAGAAAGTGTTTAAGCTATTTGTAGGAGTATTAACTAAGTAAGTTTAATTAAATTATTAAGTATGAAGGATTCTAAATTTTACTTTGGAGGATTTTACTTTCTTCTTGGTGCATTTATAAATGCCATTATCCTTTCTATATTCTTTCTATGTTATATAGCTAAAGAGATAGAGCCAAAGGTCAAGAAGAGTGATAATATAGGAATTATGACTGATACTATCACTAACAAGAAAGTTAAAGTAGACTCTAACAAAGTAGCTTTGAATGACAAATCTTTATTACAAGAAATACAGGCTAAGGGCATAGCACATCCTAAAATTGTGCTTGCCCAAGCCAAATTAGAGACAGGTAATTATACTAGTAAAGTGTGTAAAACTCATAATAACTTATTTGGTCTTAGAAAACCAGATGGTAGTTATTATAAGTTTAAGCATTGGAAAGAGAGTGTAAAAGCCTATAGAGACTTTGTACAATATAAGTATAGGCCTCCTAATAACTATTATAGGTTTCTTGCTGATATGGGTTATGCAGAGGATAAAGCATATATAGAGAAAATTAAAGAAATAGTAAATCAAGTATGAATAAACGAGAAGAGATAAGGGAGAAAATTCTTGATATGGAAGCTCCTTTTATATTAGCTGAATTACCTACTAGCTTTGGTAAATCTAAGATTGCTCTTGACACTATGGCTGATAGATGTAATTCTAATAGTAATATTCTTGTAGTGGTACCAAGAAATGTGCTCAAGTCTAACTGGAAAGATGAATTTAAGAAGTGGGGATATAAAGATTACTTGAAACAAGTGACCTTTACTACTTATGTGTCTTTTCCTAAGATGGTAGGTCATTATGACTTTGTTATCTTTGATGAAGTACATCATCTTTCAGAGAGGTGTAGAGAGTCTTTAGAGGACTTTAACATTGATAATGCTATACTTCTTTCAGCTACTGTAAGTAGAGATATGAAGTATCAGCTTACTACATGCTTTAGAGGATTATGTTCTACTAAAGTTAAGGTCAAAGAAGCTACTGAAGAAGGTATATTACCTGACCCAAGAGTATTCCTTATCCCTCTTTCTCTTGATAACACTTATGAAAATCAGGTTATAATCAAAAACAAAAGCAAAGGTAATCCTGTAAAGATATCTTATAAAAGAAGGTGGGATTATAAAGGAGTAAAGAATAGACAAATTATTATCTCTTGTACTCAACAGCAGTGCTATGATGATATGAGTTCTATGATTGCTTGGTGTAAACAAAGAATGTTTAGTACTACCTTCAAAAACATGTTCCTTAAAAGAAGTGGAGATAGATTGAAATGGTTGAGTGAACAGAAGACAGCCTATATTAAATCCCTTCTTGACCTACTACACAAGGAAAGGACATTGACTTTTTGTAATGGTATTCCTCAGACAGAGGCTCTTGGTAAGTACTGTATTAATAGTAAGAATAAAAAGTCTACTACATTTATTGAAAACTTTAATAATGGTAAGATAAACCATATTACAGCTTGCAATATGCTTGATGAAGGTATGAACCTTGTAGATTGTAGAGTAGGTATTTATGCCTCACTTAATAGTTCAGATAGAATGATTAAACAGAAGTTAGGTAGATTGCTAAGGCATAAAGACCCTATTATCATAATTCCTTATTTTAAGAATACAAGAGATGAGGAAATTGTGCAAGAAATGTGTAAGGATTATAATCCTGAATTAGTAAAAACAATAACAAATTTAACAGAATTAAAATTATGAACAAAGAAAAGCGATTTGAAGGTCTTAAAAAGAGTAACCTTGTTGTAGAGATTTCCAAGAACTATTATCAGCAGCCTAAGACAGACAAACATGGTGAAATAGTTGTATGTGTTCTTACAGCGGCTTTACCTTTGAAAGAAGTTATGTTAGGTGCTTTAGTTCCTAAGGTTCTTGAAAAAGTAAATAAGGCTTTCCCAGCAGTAGAATTTAACTTTAACCCTAATGCAGAAGCATTTATTGTGTCTACAAATGGTAAAGCAGTTTGCTCTGGAGAAGATGTCTTTGATGAGGCTATGGGTAAAAGTATAGCTTATGCTAAGGCACAGGGTAAAATCTATAGCATATGCTCAAGGATTGTTAAGATAGTTAAAGAGACTTATCTTAAGGTAGCTGAGCACAACCAGAATATAGAAGATTTCTTGATGATGTCTGCTGAAAGAGAAAAGTCTTATGTAAAGAGTAAGTAGGTTTATGAGGTTTGTTATAGACTCTGATGTAATTGCCAAAGACAATATTACTATCCAGGAGTTTTCTGTACTTCTGTACTATATAGCAGGTGGAGTAGGTATATTAAATAAAGTTCTATGTGAATCTCTATGGAATAAGGGATTTCTTGTAAAAGATGTAGAAGGCTATATATTGGATAACAATAAAATTAGTCTCATTGAAAGTTGGACTGCTCAAAGTAGTATAACACCTTCTACAAATAGTAGATTAGAGTCTCTTGCAAGTAAACTTAGAGACTTATATCCTTCAGGGAAGAAAGCTGGTACAAATTATTATTGGAAAGATAGTGTTGCTTTAATAAGTCAGAGACTAGCTATGTTCTTTAAGAAATTTGGTAATGGGTTTACTGATGAGCAACTAATCCAAGCTACTAAGGGATATGTGGAATCTTTTAATGGTAATTACCAGTATATGCAGCTCCTGAAGTATTTTATATATAAAAGAGGAGTTGAGAAGGGGGAAGAAACTTCTCAACTTTTAAGTTATATGGAAAATAATGGGCAAGTAGATGCTAATGATAGTTGGATGGATAATGTTAGATAGGCATGAGTGAATTAAGAAAGAAAGTTGTTAGTAAAATAAAGGAGAGAAGACAAAGGATTCTTGATGGCAATGTTAATAGTATTCCTTCCCCTTTTCAGAGATTTTCTAATGACTTTATAGGTTTAGAACAAAGCACATACTACATAATTACTAGCTATACCAAGGGTGGTAAATCTCAATTGTGTTCTTATTTACTTTATAAAGCTTTGATGTTTCAGTATAGTAGTAATGTTGATATAAATATTCATATACTATACTTTAATCTTGAAGAGACTAAAGAGAAAGTGCTATCTAGATTTATGTCTTGGTTGTTATTTGAATACACTAATGGTAAATATAGAGTTAGCCCAAGAGATCTTATGTCTTCAAAGAATGATAACCCATTACCTCAAGAGGTGTTAGACATTTTAGAAGAGGAAGAGTTCACAAAGATGGTTGATTTCTTTGAAGAGCATATTGAGTTCCCAGGAGAAACTAATCCCACGGGTATTTATAAGGCTTGTAGACAGTATGCAGAAACTCATGGCAAAGTACATAAGAAGCCTTCTAAATATAAAGATGATAAAGGTATCTTACATGATGTTGAAGTATTTGACTATTATGAACCAAATAACCCAAATGAATATGTGTTCCCAGTAGTTGATACTATCAATATTATAGACCTTGAAAGAGGATTTACCAAGAAGCAAGCTATAGATAAGCTTAGTGAGTACTTTGTACTACTTAGGAATAACTATGGTCATTCTCCTATTGTTATTCAGCAACAGAATACTGACAATGAGTCTATTGATGCTCAGAAGTTTAATAGGACTAGACCTACCCCAGCAGGTTTAGGTGATAGTAAGTATACTGCACATGATTGTAATATTATGCTTGGTATCTATAGTCCTTATAAGTTTGGACTTAGAGAGTATCTTGGGTATCCAATAGACACATTGAAGGACCACTTTAGAACACTTGAGGTATGTATTAACAGAGATGGTGAACTTGGGGGTCTAATAGGTATGTTCTTTGATGGTGCTATATCTAATTGGTATGAAATGCCAAAGCCTGATAATACTTCAGGTATGGGCAAAGTATATGCATATTTAAGAAGGATAAATGGGGAAACTAACACAGCTTTAACTTCTTATAGTATATCTCAGAAGAAGAAAGGTTATAGTATAATTAAGAAAATAATTAAGGGCTTGCATATGTAATTTTATAGTTATATTTTTGCAACCCTTTTTCAGAAGTAAATAAAGAAAATGGCAAATTGTGTAATTGTTATGGGTAAGTCAGGTACTGGTAAATCCACCAGTATTAAAGGACTTGATTCCAAAGAAACTGTAGTAATGAACTTGCTTGGTAAGAAACTTCCTTTCAAAGGAAGTAAGGCTCTCTATAATTTAGAGAATAAAAATCTTATTCAAGTAGGAGATTATAATGAGATTATAGCTAATCTAAAGGGCATTAATGAACATGGTCTTCATATTAAGAACATTGTTATAGATGATGCTATCTATGTGATGAGAAAAGAGTATTTCAAAAGAGCTAAAGAAACTGGATATGCAAAATATACAGAGTTAGCTCAGCACTTTCAACAGATTATAGCTACTTGTGAGCAAATGAGAGAAGATATCAATGTCTTCTTCATGCTTCATACAGAAGAAATAGTATCTGATAATACTATTGTGGGTTATAAAGTAGCTACTATTGGTAAGTTGCTTGATACTCAATATTCACCTGTAGAAGTAGTACCTATGGTCTTATTCTCAGACATTAAGTATGATGATAAGGGAGTAGCTACATTTGGCTTTTATACTCATAGAGGTATGAATGGAAGTATAGAAATTCCTGCTAAATCACCTGAAGGTATGTTTGAACAAGACTTTATTCCTAATGACCTTGGGATTGTAGTTAAGGCTATGAATGAGTATTATGGATAGGAGTGAATTTATCCAGTTTCTAACTCTTTATAATAATAGAGAGCTTAGTATGGATAGAGCTAAAAAGTTTCTTATCAACTATTGTATTGAAAGAGGTAAGAAGTATGACAGCAGAATGGAGAAGTTTGTTACTTTTGCCATAATGTATAATAGTTCTTATTTAGCTTATGCAGTACAATGGTATAGAATTAAATTTCAAATAAACGAATTATTCAAAGTCCTTCCTAATGGGGAAAGGCAACTTATTTTAATATATTAAAGTATTCTAAAAATTATGGCAAAGAAAGAATTTTCTAAGTTTCTTATTGCAACTGTGAAGAGAACTGCACAGAATGTTTATCCACTGGTAAGACAGAAAGCTAAGCTTACTAAGACTATTGAAGAGGCTAAGGCAGAGCTTGAGTCTATTCAAATTCAGATTGATGGCTTTGAGGCTCCTATTAAGGAGGCAACTGGTGGCTATGGCACTGAAGACCTTGTAATTAGAGAGGTAACTTCTACAGGTAAGTTGGACAAGAATGGCAAGGAGTTGAAGGTTACTTCTTACAGACTTAAGTACCCAGAGACACTTGTACCAGAGGTTGAGGAAGACCCAGCTGTAGATAGTATTACAAATGGTGTTGATGGTCAGGAAGGAGTTAATGATGAACCATCAATGTCTAATACAAACAATGTAACAGAATAAGGAGAAGAAACTTATGGCATTTGGAAAAGGTAATGAAAGCACTGAAGGTGCTAAAGTAGTAAGATATACAGGTGTAGCTTCAGTATATGTGAAGTGTGTTAATCCCTCAAAGGATGAACTTGAAAAGTTTTATGGAAGGGATGTGGAGAATGCACCAGAGTATATTGGTGAAATTGATGTCAATGGTACTAAGGTACCTCAGGTAAGACTGGATTTCATGGTAGTAGCTGACCCTGAGAAGTATGCTGATGGTGAAGGTAAGCCTATTGACTTTAAGACAAGAGTATCTTTGTTCTTGAGGAAAGAATATAGACTTAGTTCTGCTGGCAAGTATCAAGTAATTGATAAATATGGTAGAACAGCTTGGGCTACAGAGGCAGAGATTGCTGCTAAACAAGTTCCTATATATAGTAATGGCAAGCCAGCTAATATTGATGCTGACTATAGAAAGGCATATCATGGTGAGGAAGAACTTATTAAGTTCTTGATTGCCTACTTGAATATACCTTCTTGTCAGAAGTATGTTAATGGTGAGTGGGTTATGCTTGAAGCAAATAAACTCGCTGATTGTGAAGCAAGCCTTGAGCACATTGATGATTACTTCAAGGGTAACTTCAAAGAGCTTTCTGATATTCTTGCTCTCCAGCCTAATAATAAGGTAAAAGTATTGTTTGGTGTAAGAAACACTGATGATGGTAAGCAATATCAGACTGCATATACAAGAATGTTCCTCAAGAACAGTGTAACTGACTATAGTAGAATTGATAAGGACTTACAGGAAGCTAAGAATAATGGAGCTATGCCTACATCTGAATTTGAAGTATCAGATTTGCATGAGTATGTAGTTGCTCCTACTAATTTTAGTGATAATGATGCTCCTTTCCCTCCTGCAAGTAGTGCAGCTACTCCTTGGGGATAAACAAAGTAATAATTAAATAAAATGGCATTTAGTACTGGTAAAAACTCTATTAGTTTAGCTGAAATACAATCAAAAGTAAGTGAAGCTGAACTTGTTTCTTTATATTTAGGGGTATATGAAATACCTTGTATTATATCAAGTCCTTTAAGAAGGGATAGAAGACCATCATTTGGTTTATATAGTAATGATGGTAAGAGGGTTTACTGGGTAGATTTAGCTACAAAGGACAGAGGAGGTATATATGACCTCCTTGGTCTTATGTGGCATTGCTCTTTCAAAGAAGTTCTATCTAAGATTGATAAAGATGTACATAAGTTTTCTAATGGTGCTACTATTAATAATTATATTCCTTGTGCTATTAAGGATGCTACTACTTATAATAGTAATAGTAAGTTAGAGTGCAAGGTTAGAGAATGGAGGCAATATGACATAGACTATTGGGCATCTTATGGTATCTCAATAGACTGGTTGAAATATGCTGAGGTATATCCTATTAGTCATAAGATAATAACTAATGAGAAAGGCAGATTTATATTAGGTGCTGACAAGTATGCCTATGCTTATGTAGAACATAAGGAAGGTGAAGTTACTTTGAAAATATATCAACCATTTAATAAGAATGGTTATAAATGGGCTAATAAACATGATAGAAGTGTGATTAGTCTATGGACTAAAGTTCCTGAATATGGTGATAAAGTGGTCATTTGTTCATCATTAAAGGATGCTCTTTGCTTATGGGCAAATACAGGTATTCCTGCTTTAGCTGTACAAGGAGAAGGTTATAATATGAGTGATACTGCAATATCAGAGTTAAAAAGAAGATTTAATAATGTGTATATTCTTTTTGATAATGATGAAGCTGGTTTAGCAGATGGTATTAAGTTATCCAAGCAAACTGGCTTTGTCAATGTAGTATTACCTAAATTTGAAGGTGGTAAAGACATATCAGATATGTATAAAAGTTTTGGTAAGAAGTACTTTGTAAGTACTATTCTATCTTTATTTGAAGATTATGACAAAGATAATGACCCATATGCTTTACCCTTCTAGACCAATGAGTTTTCTTTATTAATTATAATTTATAAAAAAAAAACAATGGAAAAGAAATTTACGGTGATTGACACCAGAACAATGCAGAAGAAAGAATTTAATTCTCAAGCAACAACAGTAGCAGAACTTAAGGCTGACTTGAGAAAGTTGGGAATTGCCACTGATGGTATGGTAATTCAGGAAGGTCTTACTAAGACTGAGCTTAAGTTTGATACAGCTCTTCTTCCTCATGATGTACCTTTCAAGGGAGGTACTACTAACAACTTGGTATTCAGACTTACTCAGGCAGAGAAGAAGATTAAGTCTGGTGCTGGGATGAGTAGACAAGAGGCTTATGCTAAAGTAAAAGAGCTTGGTCTTACAGAAGCTATTGTAAAGAAGTACAACAAGAACTTTACTATGTGTAAGACTGCTGACTTGATTGCAGAAATTGAGGCAGCAAGTAAGAAGACTATGAATGTAAAGGAGGAGGCTCCTAAGAAGGAAAATAAGGCTAAGAAGCCTGCTACTAAAGCTCCTGTTGCAAGTGAAGATAAAGCTACACAGGCTATTACTTTGCTTACAAATACACTTGTAAACAATGGTATTCTTTCTCCTGATGAGGGTACTGAAGTTGTAGAGGTACTTGGCACTACTTTGAGTGTTAAGGAAAGTGCTTACTCAGCAGAAGATATAGATGACATGTTCAAGGATATGTAATAACAAAGGGCAGGAGATTTAATATCTTCTGCCTTTTTTTTTATCATACAATATGACAGAAGAAGTAAGAAATAAATTACGTGAATTCTTTGAAGCACGACTGGAAGAATCAAGAATATTCTATGCTGTTATTAGGGATTACTTCTCAGAAAGGTTAACTGATTTACAATTGCCTAATTTTTCAGAATTTGAAAGAAGATTAGGTGATAGGAGGCTGGAATATTTTATTGGGCGAGCTTCTGATAGTAATAGATATGGTAGGTATTCTATGGATGAAGATTACTATAGGGTTCATAGGAGTTCTCCTTTTTTAGACAGTATTACTGATTTAGGTATTATAGACTATTGTACTATGCTTCTTACTGAAGAAATGCCTGATACAAATATTCTTATAAAATTTCCTGAAGTAAGAGTTACTAATGAACAAGATAGAAGTGTAAATATTAAAGACTTGTATGTACAACTAAGGCTTAAAGGTAACAAAATGCGTGGAACTTTTAGAATGATTAGAACTACCTATGATGTAATTCAATGGTTATCTCGTTATTCTCACTCTCATATACCAAGAATTAGTAGCTCAGATGTTCCTAGCTGGAGTTCTCCATGCTTGGGAACTGGCCCACTAAATACTACCTTGAGTAGACTTAGAGAAGAATATGATGAAGAGTTCTTAGGATTATTCTGTTTTGAGCTTTCTAAGTATGTTACTGTTGAGTCTTTAGCTGGTGTGCCCTATATTAAATTAGAGAGTATAGGGGCTAATAATGGGTCTTATGTGACTCCTTTTAGTTATAGAGGGTATTGGGATTCTATGTGCTTTCCTATGAATAAGTTTGTTAAACATTTTTTGAAAAGTGTTCCTATAAAGTTCTCTTATGTAAATGGTAATTATGCCTTAGGGGAACCATTATTAGACTTCTGGATTAAGATGAGTAATTGCTTTATTAATTGGTATAATGGTATGTATAGGCAGGGTGAAGTTAGATACACACTGCAAGCATTAGAAAGAAGACATATTGTTGACCCTTTCATTATATCAGAAGGTAAAGCTTGTACTCCTATATCTGATATCTCAATAGAACATATACAGAGTGTTAACCATGCTGATATGTTTGTCTTTAAGGGAGTTATGCAGAAACTAAATATAGAAGGTACTAATAATCTCAATCAAAATCAGTCTATATTACTTTCAAATAGAGGCTGTGAATATATTTTAACTAGTATTCTAAAATTAATAAATTGTAAATATGGCAGAACAAACAATGAAGAAGGAGAAGCTGAGCCTAGTAAAAAATGCTTCTACCTTTAAGTTAATTATACCTCAGGAAGTTGAGGCAAAGATAAGATATCTATGTAATAGAGTACATGAAGTAGAATGGTCAGGTACTCTATTCTATAAAGTAGAAGGGTCATTGGAGGATAATTCCTTGATTGCTACTTGTTTAGATGTGTTTGTCATGGATATAGGCACAAGTGCTTATACTGAATATAATGAAGCTCCAGATGTAATATCTTATATGTGTGAACATCCAGAGTTACTTGAAGAAGGGGTATTTGAAGGACTTATTCATAGCCATAATAATATGGCTACTTTCTTTAGTGGCACAGATACTAGCACTTTAGTTGAAGAAGGCACTAATGCTAATCATTTCTTGTCTCTGATTGTAAATAATGCAGGTAAATACACAGCAGGTATTACAAGAAAAGTAGTAGGAGAAGTTAAAGCTAAGGCCCATATTACTTATACAAAGAGTACTTATTACAACTCCTTTGGAAATAACAAAGTAGTTCTAGCAGACAATACTATTTCTGAGGCTGACAAAGAAGAGACAAAGACTGTTGAGTATATAGAATGGTTTGAAGCTGAGATTGATAAAGCAGAGGTATCTAATAACTTTGGTGATATAGATGCTAGACTTTCTGAAATAAAGGCTAATAAAGTTAAAACTAAGCCTATTACTAATTATAATACTCTTAAAACTTGTAATAGTCTTTATAGTCCAAATACTATAAATGATAAGGTTGCAGAGTCTTACACTGTGTCCACACCTATTAAAAATAGTATAGGGGGTTCTGAAAGTAAAGATAAGTCTAAAGAACCCAAGCAACTTAATCTTTTCAGTGGCTCTGATGATGACATAGATGAAGATATTGATGGGACTTCTTTATGTATGTATGAGTACTTTGATGAAGATTTGTTGAATACTATAGCTACTCAACTTCTTACTGGTAGCATAATTGTAAACCCAGAGAGTGTTGAGTTAGAGAAGTGGGTTGAGGCAATGGATGAAGTCTATGAAAAGAAGTTTGGTCCTCTTGGCTTTGATGGTGAAAGTAATTATGATATTACTTGTAACTTAGAAAGGCTTGAAACTTGGATTGAGTCTCTTGTAGAGTTCCTTGTATATACTAAGGATGAAGACCTTCTAAGAAGATTAAATGGAGAGGGCATTAGTCCTACTAATACTTTTGATGAGGCAGATACTGCTGAAGTATGTGCCTATGATTTATATTGGATGTTAAATGAACTTCCTGAAAGTAGGGTAAAAGACCTTATGATGGAACAATTAGAAACATATTTACCAAATGATATATTTAGACATTAAAACAATATCCTCTCTATCTGAAGTTGGCATTATTGAATATTCAAATAGCCTTATTGAGAATGAGGATTGTAATGCTGAGATAGAAACATATCTTCTTAACATATCAAGGAATACCTATTTCTTTTCAGATGACTTAGTATTAAGTTATATAAGGCATTTCCTAATAGAAAATTATGAGAATATCTCATATTCTTTCTATACTAATAAGTTCTGTAGAGAAAGTGACCTTATTATTCTTAATTATAGGTTTAATAAGTTATCTTATTCAATTGCTGTACCAAAATCCTTTAAGGAGTACTTTGAGCATGATGCAGTCATGTTAGAAAGTGGTGAGCAAGTTGACATGGGGGATATAGAGTCTCTTGAAAGTAGTCTTGACAGTCTTGAAGAAGAAAGAAAGATAGAGGTTAAGGCATATTTAGCAAGAATAGGAGTAAGAGAACTTAATGAAGATGTTATTCCTACTAATTCTGATAGTTTACTTCAAGATGAAACTACTTCAAGGTTTAGCTCTGCTGTGTGGTTTGAGGAAATACAAAAGAAAGTAGTTATTCTTGCTGGTGTAGGAGGAATTGGGAGCTATGTGGGTTTCTTACTTGCAAGAATGAAACCTAAGTCATTATTTATTTATGATGATGATGTAGTAGAGTTTGCTAATATGTCTGGCCAGCTATATAGTAAGCAAGATGTAGGTAAGAAGAAAGTGGATGCTCTTGCTAATATGGCAAGTAACTATGCTATGTACGATAGTACTTTTGCTATAGCAGAAAGATTTACCAGTGAATGTGAAGCTTCTGATATTATGATATGTGGCTTTGATAATATGAAGGCAAGAAGGGCCTTCTTTAATAAATGGCTTGACCATGTAGATAGTAAGAGTGATGAGGAAAGAAAGCACTGTCTGTTCATAGATGGTAGACTTGCAGCTGAAGAGTTGCAGGTATTCTGTATTCAAGGAGATGATAGTTATAATATTGGTAATTATAGTGAGAACTTCTTATTCAGTGATGAGGAAGCAGATGCTACTATTTGTTCATACAAGCAAACTACCTTTATGGCTAATATGATAGGTAGTATCATTGTTAATCTTTTCACTAACTTTGTTGCTAATGAGATAGTAGAAGGCCTAAGGGATTTGCCATTTATGACAAGCTATGAGGCTGAGAGTATGATGTTTAAGACTGAGAACTAATGGATGCAATATTTGAGTTTATTACAAGGTCATTTAACCATGAATATAGTTCTACTCCTATAACAAATAGTATACATAGTGATTTTATATCTAAAGATTGCTTTCAACATTTATTATCCATTGATATCTCAGAAGATACACCTGAGGTACCTGCTATCTTTAGAAATACAGCTGTGTATGCTAAGTCTAAAGACTACTCAGAAATATGTGTACCTCTGTTAAATAATAATTCACAGACTGTTATTAGCAGAAGAACTGTTGGCCCTATTATGAGAGATTTTCTCAGTAGTGCAATGCCAAGTTTTCAAGCTATTATAACTTCAAAAGGAGAGAGGTACTATGGTTGTCCTGGCATTATATTAGACCAAGATTATAATCCTTTGCTTGTTCTTACTCAGGTGATTTCTAAGGGAAGAACTACTAATTATAGATGCAGAATAAGTAATGATGTATTTGTTCATCAAGATAGACTTATTGAAAAAACTATATTCAAAAAGTTCTTGCCTACATTAGCTGTTGAATTTACTAATACTGAGTCTAAGTTTGATGGAGTATTTGTTGGGGATATTAATTTGGTTGTAGAACCTGTTGCTCCTACTCCTAATAAAGATATAAATGAAGATATTAGTAAGTTCCTTATAGAGAATTTAGGAGATATAATATGACTTTAGAAGAGTATTTTGGTGATTGGGTTAAGGTAATTGATATACCACTACTTAATAAAACTGTAAATACTCTTAATTATCTTTACTCTAAGAAGAGTATAATGCCTGAGTATAATAATATATTTAAGGCATTTACTCTTACTAGTTTAAGTAATCTTAAGGTTGTATTTATAGGTCAAGACCCTTACCCACAAAAAGATGTGGCAACAGGTTTGTTATTTGGAAATAAATGTGTACCTTTGTCACCCTCTTTGGAAGTAATTAAGGAAGCAGCTATTAATTATGAGTTACCTCATAACCCATATACATTTGATATCACTCTTGAGTCTTGGGCTAAGCAAGGTATTCTTATGATTAACTCTGCTCTTACTGTAGAGGTTAACAAAGTAGGTAGTCATACTATGCTTTGGAGACCTTTTATAGCCAAGTTACTTGAGAATATAAGCTCTATTAACCCTGGTGTTATGTATGTACTATTTGGTAGTCAAGCACAAACATTTGAACCTTATATAGGTAAGAATAATGTTATCTTGAAGGTACCTCATCCTGCTTATTTTGCAAGGACTAAGACTAAAATGCCTTATAGTATATTTACTGATATTAAGGACTTTGTAAAGAATAACTATGGTGAAGACATACAGTTTTTCACCTATATATAAAATTAATTATTATGACAAAATTTTATTTGGAAAATGGTCAGGAGGTAAAAGTAGGCTCTATAATTAGAATAGAGAGTGAAATGGAGACTGCTTTTGGTAAAGGTGTTACATCAGTAGATGTAGGAATAACTGAAGAGATTATCCCTCTTTTGGTTGAAGAAGGTATTCTTGTGGTCAAGAAGGATGAAGAATTAACTGTTAAGTCTCTTGTCAGGAGGATAGCAAGAACACATGGTTTGGACTTTCCAACAGCTAATACTTTTATTAGTGTTATAGCTGAATGTAATAAGTTTATGGCATTATATATGCTTCTAATGGCAGCTTCTGAAAAGGCTATGTGTGGTTATAAGGGGGACAATTGTGTTGTAATACACCTACATAATGGTAAACTATATACTCTTAAGAATGAGAATATTCCTCCTCATGTACCAGTATTTCCTTCTGTTGAAAAGGCTAATGAAGCTATAAATGTTCTTAGTTCCTTATTCACAGAAGTGTATGGTGGTAAATAAAAAGGTTAGAAATGCTAATCCTTTAGAATACAATGGTATTAAGTTTAAGTCAAGAGTAGAAGTATCTATATATAGATTACTGAAAACTCATAATATTGAGGCTAAGTATGAGGAGGAAACTTTCATACTTAGTCCTCCTATAAGACCTACAGTTCCTTTTTACAATAGGACTAAGAAGGCAGGATTTCATAGTATAATGAGTCCTATTGACAGTATTACCTATACTCCTGACTTTACCTTTATATATAACAATGTGCTTGTTATTATAGAGGTTAAAGGTTTTGAAAATGATGTTTTTCCTGTTAAGAGAAACTTATTTAGGAAGTTACTTGAAACACTTGATACTTATTGTATGTTCTTCGAAGTAAGAACTCAAAAGGAGATGCTGGAAGCTTTAGAAGTAATTAAAATGGAATGCCCACTAATACAAAAAATAAGAACTAATATAAACCATTTACCTGAAAAAGATATCCCTATAGCTCATAAGTATCTTTCTCAAAGAGACTTTGAGTCCTTACAAGATTTAGTAGACTCTGCTGTAAGAAAGGTAGAAAAAAGCAGAACACATAAAGCTAAGCCAGAGTTACAGGAGAAATATAAGGATATTGATATATTCAAACTTCAGGAAATGAGTTTAGCTGTTACTGAGTATAGTAGTAAGTTATGAAAGTATTTGATATAAGTTGGCAGGTTACAGAGCCTGAATATAGAGCAGACCCTGCACTAAGTTATAGTACATTAGCAAGGTTTGCAAGAGAAGGATTTGATAAACTGGATAATCTCTTTGACAAATTAGATACTCCTTCACTTACTTTTGGTAGTGCTGTTGATGCACTTATCACTGGTGGTCAAGAAGAGTTTGATAATAACTTTATGGTGGCTGACTTTCCTCCTTTAAGTGACTCAGTACTTAAAATGGTTAATGCACTATTTAGTAAATATCATGTTATTCATAGAACATTAAATGATATACCTAATAGTGACATCATAGCTTTAACTGAGGAATTGAAATATCAGCTTAATTGGAAACCAGAAACAAGAGCTAAGGTAATAAAGGAACAGGGAGGGGAGTACTATAGTCTCCTTTATGCTGCTGGTGATAGAAAAGTGCTTGATATTACCACTAATGAACAGGTATTAGCTGCTGTAAGAGCACTCAAAGAAAGTGATGCTACTAAATTTTATTTTGCCCCTAATAGTATATTTGATGAAGATATTATAAGGGAATATCAATTAAAGTTTAAGGCTACTTTAGAAGGAGTAGACTATAGATGTATGTCTGATTTATTGATAACAGATAACAAGAATAAGGTTATTTATCCTATAGATTTGAAGACATCTAGTCATACTGAATGGGAGTTCTTTGACAGTTTTGTACAATGGCAATATCACATTCAAGCAAGACTTTATTGGAGAATAATTAGAGATAACTTAGATAGAAATGAACATTTTAAGGACTACAAATTAGCTGATTATAAGTTTATTGTAGTCAATAAAAGAACCCTTACTCCTCTTGTGTGGGAGTTCAAAGACACACAAACCTTTGGTACTTTGACCTATGGAAATAAAGGACAATATGAGTTCAAAGACCCTTATGAGTTAGGGAAACAACTCTCTTATTACTTATCTTCAAGACCAAAAGTGCCACAAGGAATAAACACAAATGGAAGCAATGATATTGTTGAATGGTTAAATAAATAAAAGATGAATGTAATTAAGAGAGATGGTAGGAAAGAACAGTTTAATTTTCAGAAAGTAAAAGAAGCTATTATTAAAGCAAATAATACTTTGGAAATACCTTATAATGAAGATACCTTGAAGGTAGTTTATAGTAAGTTAGAGTATAAGTTTGCTTCCTTAGTAGAAGACTCTATTGAAATTGAGAAAATACAAAACTTAGTAGTTTATTACCTGAAAAAGTACTGTAAAAGACTTGCTAAGCATTATAGTGCTTACAGAGAAGAAAGAGCTAAGATTAGAGATGCTAAACAGAATGGTAATTACTATGACACTATATTGGAGTTAGTAAATGGTGTATCTAATGATACTTCTAAAGAAAACTCTAATAAAGATGCTAGTCAAATAAATGTTATTAGGGATTTAGTAGCAGGAGAAACAAGTAAGAAGCTTTATAGAGAAATAGTAATGCCAGCTAAGCTGAAAGAACTTCATGATAAAGGAGTAATTCATGTTCATGATTGTGATTATAGACTTCAAAAAGGTATTACCAATTGTGAACTACAATACCTTGAAGATGTGCTTAATAATGGCACAGTTATGAATGGTAAACTCATAGAAAGACCCCATAGTCTTCAAACAGCATGTACTATAGCTTCACAAGTTATTACTGCTGTTAGTTCAAGTACCTATGGAGGACAAACTATTACTATGACTCATTTAGCTCCTTTTATTGAGGAGAGTAGAAAGCAATATGCAAAGATAACTTCTGATAAAGATGTAATAGAACAATTACTTAAGAGAGAAATAAAGGGAGCCATTCAAACTTTACTCTATCAATTAAATACTATGGCATCAACCAATGGTCAGTCACCTTTTATCACCTTATTCTTATATCCTGATGAGAACCCTAAGTATAAAAAGGAAACTATGATTTTATGCAAAGAGGTTCTTAGACAAAGGATTGAAGGAATGAAGTCTCCAAGTGGACATATAATAAATCCTACTTTTCCTAAGTTAGTAGTATGTATTACAGAGTCTATGTTAGATGAAACTCATCCTGATTATGAGTTCACTAAGCTATGTGCTAAGTGTGTATGTAGAAGGATGGTTCCTGACTTTATCTCTGAGAAGAATATTAAAGCTATTAAAGAAGGATGTGTTATACCACCAATGGGATGTAGGTCATTCTTACATCCTTGGAAGAATGAAAAGGGAGAATATCAGATTTATGGTAGAAGTAATATTGGAGTTGTAAGTATAAACTTACCTTATTTGGCACTTGAGTCTGATAGTCTTGAAGAGTTTGAGGAAAGACTTAAGAGTATGATAGACTTTGTTTCTTATGAACAGTATAAGATATATCAGTCTATTGCTAATTGTAGTATAAATATTGCTCCTATCTTATATAAGTATGGTGCTCTTACAAGGCTCAAAGATGGTACTATAGAACAAGCTATAGGTAATATGAGAGCTAGTGTTAGCATAGGTTATATGGGTATTGCTGAAGTTGTTGAAAGATTTGGTGTTAAATACCATAGTGATGAAGGTCATGCTCTTGGTATAAGTATTATGAAACTTATGTATGAGCAAGCTAATCTTAATAAAGATAAGTATGGTATAGCACTTAGTCTTTATGGCACTCCAGCAGAAAGTCTTACTACTAAGTTTGCTAAAGCTTGTAAAGATTTTCCTGTTATTCCTCATGTGAATGATAGAGACTACTTGACTAATAGTTATCATATACAGGTTGAAGAACCTATTGATGCCTTTAGTAAAATGGACTTTGAGTCAGAGTTTCAAAGGTATAGTACAGGTGGAGCTATTAGTTATATTGAAGTGCCTGATATTAGGAATAATCCTGATGTAGTTATCAGTCTAATGTCTTATATCTATGACAAGATGACCTATTGTGAGATAAATACTACTTCATGTAGTGTTTGTTATAACTGTGGTTTTGAAGGTCAAATAGATATGGATAAAGATGGTAAATGCACTTGTCCTAACTGTGGTAATACTGACCCAGATAAGCTATATGTTGTACTTAGAACTTGTGGTTACTTAGGTTCTTTTCAGCATGGTAGTAGCAAAGGCAGAATTGCAGATATAATAAATAGAGTTAAACATCTTTAAATTTGTAGGTGGGTAGTAATTTACTATCCACCTTTTTAGTATATGAATATTTTAGAAGTAAAGCAATTTGATGTTGTTAATGGCCCAGGCATAAGGATGTCTATATGGATAGCTGGCTGTACTAATGCTTGTGAAGGATGTTGGTCCCCTCATACATGGAATAGAAATCAAGGTACTCCTTTGAATGAAATTATTAATACTATTATTAAATATAGTAAGCATCCTCAAGTAAGAGGTATATCAATATTAGGAGGAGACCCTTTCTGTGAATTTATGAATAAAGGAGATACTGATATCTTTGAACTTATAAGTTTATTAGCTAAGTCAGGTAAACCTATTTGGCTTTGGACTGGCTATAAGTTTGAAGATATAGTTGATAAGTGTAAGAGATTTCCTCCTGATATTATCAATGCCCTTCAAGACTTGGAAGTAATAGTAGATGGTAGGTTTATCCTTGAAAAGAAGGATATGAATTTACTATGGAGAGGAAGTTCTAACCAGAGAATTATTGATGTTAAACAAACATTTCTTGAGCATGAAGTAGTACTCAAGATTAAATAAAAGAAAAAAAAGACAATGAGTAAGTTAAAGATATATATAAAGGTATTAACTAAAGGTTGTGAACCTGAAATCAGAGAAGATGGTGATTGGATTGACCTTAAAGCAGCTGAAGATACAACACTTAAAGGTCCTTTTGCTAACATGCTCCATAAGCAAGGTTATAATAGAGTTAGGGATGTTGTATTTGACTCTAAGTATATTCCTCTTGGAGTGGCTATGAAATTACCTGCTGGTTGTGAGGGATGGGCTGTCCCAAGAAGTGGTACTTGGAAACACTACAAGATAATGCAGTCTAATCATAAGGGTATTATAGACCAAAGTTATTGTGGACCAAATGACCAATGGCATTTCCCAGCTGTTGCCTTTGATAAAGTCACAATTAATAAGGGAGAAAGAATATGTCAATTTAGAATTGCTTTATCACAAAAAGCTACTCTATGGCAAAAGATAAAGTATTGGCTTTCAAGTGGCATTGAATTAGTATATGTAGATGAGTTAAATAGTCCAAATAGAGGTGGGCTTGGACATTCTGGAGTAAAGTAGTTTATGATAATTGTAGTTAAAATTATGGTTATAGTATCTCTTCTACTTATTGTATTTTGTGTGTTTAACACTATAAGATATTATAGGAGAGAGAATAAGGATTATATGTCTTTCAGAGAGTCATTAGCTCTTTCTGATTTACCTGTTATTACCTTCTTTCAGAATGGAATAAAGTTAAACTTTCTATTTGATACAGGAGCTAATATTAGTGTTATTAACAAAAGTATGCTAAATTCTTTGTCTTATAAAGAAACAGACAGAATATCAAAAATATCTGGCATAGGGGGAGGCCTTTCAGACATTCCTATTGTTGATATAGAATTTACATATAAAGATAATACTTTTACAGATGGTTTTCAAGTGGTAGATATGAGTAATACTTTTTCTGCTATTAAGAAATCTACTGGTGTTACTATTCATGGAATGATTGGTAATGCTTTTATGCAGAAGTATAAGTATGTCTTAGATTTTGATGAAATGATTGCATATTCAAAGAAATAATGGAAGAGATTATAAAATTAGAGTCAAGAGATACTACTAATAACTATCTTCAGCTATTATATAGAAAAGATGGAGAAGAGTCTAAAACCTACCTACTAAAAACAAGTAGTGATACTCTTAGAGTTGGTAGTCTTTCTAATGGCAGAAAGTTTGTTGACCCTTCAGGTGGTCCTATGATTATTGAAGGACAGAAATTAGCTGAAGCTGATGCTACTGTTAAATCCATAGATTTTACTGAGGGGTTTGGTTATACAATTACTTTTGTATGATTTATTTAGTTAGTACACAAATATTAGAAGATAGTGATAAATGGGTAAGAGCTTCTGTTGAAGAAGCTCTTGCTCTACTTAAACCTCTAAGAAGAGTAGGCCTTGATACTGAGACCATGGGATTTGACCCTTATACCAAGCAACTATTAATGGTTCAATTAGGGTGTTATGACTTTCAAGTAGTTATAGATTGTACTACTATTGACATTAACCTATTTAGAGAATATCTTGAGTCAGATAGACTATTTATAGGATGGAATATAAAGTTTGATATGAAGTTTTTATTTCATAAAAGACTTGTATTAAAAAATGTCTATGATGGGTTTATAGCAGAGAAACTTATGTGGTTGGGTTATCCTTCAGGTTTTCATAGTATGAGTCTTAAATCTGCTGGTGAAAACTATCTTGGGGTAGAACTTGATAAGACTGTGCGAGGTCAAATTATATGGGCTGGTTTATCAGAGGCAGTTATAGAATATGCTGCTAATGATGTTAAATATCTAGAACAAATAATGGATGCTCAGGCAATAGAGCTTGAGAAGAAAGGTCTTAGTACTGCTATTATATATGAGAATAAATCTGTTCCTTGGTTAGCTTATACAGAATATTGTGGAGTTAAATTAAATGTTCAAAGATGGCAATATAAGATGAAGTTGGATAACTTTATTAAAACTGTCTTTGAAAAAGCTCTTAATGACTGGGTAGTAGCTAGTGCTATGGGAGAGAAATATGCTTATCATTATCTTCAAGTTGAAGGTCTTAGTGATAGGGATGCTGATAAAGCAAGGAAGAAAATGAAAGGAGAGAGGTGCCCAGAGAAGGATATTAAGGGGAGTGAGAGGGGTTATTGTGAGGCTTATAAAGTGCCTATAGAGACACAAGTAAGTAAACAATTTATTAAAGAAGATAAACAAGGTGATTTATTTCTTGGTTATTTACCTCCTACTTGTACTATTAACTGGAAAAGCTCTAAGCAAGTTATTCCTTTATTCAAGTCTTTAGGCCTTAATCTTCTTGCCAAAGATAAAGAGACAGGTGAAATGAAAGATAGTGTTGAGGAAAAAGTAATAGCTCCTCAATCTAATATTTCAAGTATTATTTACTTGTACCTTGAGTATGCTGGTGCTTGTAAGTTAACCTCTACTTATGGTCAAAATGTATTAGACCAGATAAATAAAGTAAGTGGGAGATTACATACTAACTTTAATCAGTTAGGCACAGATACAGGTAGACTAAGTTCAGGTGGAAAAGATAAAAGTGCTGGTATAGATTATCTTAACTTTCAAAATTTCCCACATGACCCAGAAACAAGAGCTTGCTTTGTGTCAGAAAGAGGTTATAAATGGATTTCTTGTGATTATAGTGGTCAAGAGTCAAGAATTATTGCTGATGTAACTAATGATAAGGCTATGTTAGACCTTTTCAATCATGGTTGTGGAGATGTTCATAGTCTTACTGCTTACATGAGTTATCCTAAGATTATACCAAGAGACATTCAAATAGAAGATATTAAACATAAATTCCATGACCAAAGACAGGATGCTAAAGGGGTGGAATTTGCCATAAATTATGGAGGTGACTTTAATACTATTCATGCTAATAAAGGTATTCCTATTGAAGAAGCTAAGCAAATTTATGATGATTACATGAGAGGTTTTCCAGGTATTGCTAAATATCAGGATAGACAAAGAAAATCTGTAATGAGGTATGGATTTATACTACTTAATCCTCTTAGTCAACATAAAGCATATATCTATGACTTTGACATGCTTTTAGGTATAAAGAAAAGGTTTGATGGGGACTTTTGGTCAACATATAAACTGCATAAAGGCCTTGAAACTAGACCAATGCCAAAGCAAGTTAAAATTCAAATATGTGAGAAGTTTAGCAAGGGGTTACCTTTTGAAGATATTGTTGGAGTGTATAGCTATGAGGTCAAGAAGGCTAATAAGAAGGAAGTAAAACTTATAAATGTTACAATAGATGATGTTTATATATATCCTGTTAAACAATATTTCAAAAGGAAATCTGCTTCAGAGAAACAGGCCATTAACTACCCTATGCAAGCCACTGGTGCTGTGATGTTTAAGACAGCATCAATATTCTTATGGGAATACTTAGTTAAGAATAACCTATTATTTAAGGTTAGATTATGTGTTCCTGCGCATGATGAATGGAATATAGAAGTGCCTGAAGATATGGCAGAGGAAATGACTAAGGTGTTAAAAGACTGTATGTCAAGAGCAGGTAGTTTCTTTTGTAGTAAATTGCCTATGCCAGCTGATGCTGAGGTAGGGACTTGTTGGATTCATTAAACAAATATAAAAGTTAGATAATATGACATGTAAGTATTATAAATGTATAAAAAGTTATAGAAGGGGACTTAATAATGATGAAAGAGTAACATTTATTGAAGGAATTAATTATCCCAAAGAACAGGTAGTTAACAAGGTGCCAATATATTTAATTCCAGAGCATTTTGATATAGTTACTGAGGGTACTACCATTAATAAATTGAATGTTACACCTAACCCTGTACTTAAACAGATATTCAAGGGTACTTCTGAAGATAAGATTAACCCTTGCCCCTTATTTAACACTCTTCTTGACCAGATTAAAGACACTCATGAAAAGAAAAATCATGATTATGGTAATTCTTTTGCTAAGTCTATGGATGAATTTGGTATGCCAGCAGCAGCTATTAGATTGTCAGATAAACTTAATAGATTTAAGTCTTTGATTAAGAGTGAAGCTCAGGTTACAGATGAGTCTATTGAAGATACTTTGCTTGACATGGCAGCTTATGCTATAATGACTGTAGAATATCTTAAAAAGAAGAAGCTATGATACAATTTAGTATAAAGTTAAAGAATGGACATGGGTTTACCAAAACCTATAACTATGATAGAACTGAAGAAGGAATAGAAGCTGGATATGACAGATGTTATGAGGAATATCCAGGTGCCTATGTAGAATTAGTATGAGGATATGAAGCAATGGACACATAAGGAGTTTGTTAAACTTGTAGAACACAATGGCTACTTTCTTAAAAGATGTAAAGGTAGCCATTGTATTTATGAGAATAACAAAGGAAGACATATTTCAATTCCAATTCACCTTAATAGTGTTATAGCTCGAAGATTAATTAAAGAAAATAAATTAAAATGAATAAGTATATAAAGTCTGATAATCATAATGGTTATACTCATTTGAAGTTAGCTGTAGGAGGAGCATTCTCAGATGTAGTTAGTACAGGAGAAGAAATAGAGTTACATCATATTTGCCCTCTTATAGTTGTTGACTTTCTAAATGCTAATAATCTTAGTTATAATCAATCTCTTATAGCAAGAGGCAGAGGTCAGTATAATATTAGATTTGAGGTCTCTTATTCTACACCTATTATAATAGAGGTTGATATGATGTCTGGTAATACTAATATAAGGAGGACTTAAATGGACAATTATAATTATCCTGTAGGAGCTGATACTAAGGATGCACCTTGGAACCAGTATGATAACAAAGGATTGGAGTTTGAAGTAGCTATAAGTCAGAGTTTAAGTAAAACTACTACAGTTATAACTACTGATTATAAGGAGGAGGAAGACTATGATGATTGCCTAAATCAAAAGATAATGGTGACAAATACAGAAGATACTGATTGGCATAATGCTTATGCTGAATGCCACTATGAGCCTCATGGTCTTATTACCCTCTTAAAAGATATTCTTACCACAGGGAAATTACCTTCTGAAAAAGAAAGAAAGTACCTTATAAAAGAGTGTGAGGATTGGGTAGTAGATGAAACTGAAGTATGTCAATAATATTACAATATATGATAATGGTACACTTACCTATGTTAGGCATAATTGCATGTGTTATATGCCTATGTTTAATTATTGAAGATATGAATAATCAATAAAAACTTTATTAAAATGAAAATTGTTGAAGCAAGTGCAGAATTAATACCTCAGTCTTTTGGTCTTGAAGGAGTTTATAAACAGATTGAGGTGGCTGGAAGGACTGCTTATAAATCTGAAGATAAAATAACAGACACAAGTGCTGAGAAGTTTGTAAAAATGCTTATGACAAGAAAGCATAATGCAGCTTTAGAGCATGGTACTATTTATCTTAAGTATAGATGTAAGTGGGAGGGTGATGGTCTTGTGGACTTCTATGAGAGTAATCCTTATAGTTATGTAGAAGATAAATGGGTTGAGGGTGACTATGAAAATGGTTGGGCTATGACTACTTTCTATATAACTACTAACTATAGAGTTATTGTAGAGAATAATAGGTCAGGAGACTTAAAGTATATGTCTTTACCTTATAATAAACATGTAAAGCGGCATACTCTTAAGTTTACACTTTCAAGAGGTATAGCTAATGAGTTTGTAAGGCATAGAGTATTTAGTTTCTTACAAGAGTCTACAAGATATTGTAATTATAGTAAGGATAAATTTGGTAATGAACTTACTTTTATTATCCCAGAAAAGCTTAATATGCTTATAGAGGGACGTTGTTATTTTGATAATGGAGTAACTTGGAGTATAAATCCTTTTAATGGAAGTGTTTGGGACACACAATTTATTAACTCTGATTTTGTAAACCAAAAGGAAATAGAGGAATGGTTAAATAGTTTGCGTGTATCTTCTGATACTTATTTTAGGTTACTTAATATATATAATTGGAAACCCGAAGAAGCCAGGGATGTATTACCATTAGACCTAAAGACAGAACTTATTATGACAGGTACTACAGAGCAATGGAGGGAATTTTGCAATCTTAGGTGTGCATCTGATGCTCATCCAGATGCAAGATACTTGGCTAATAAGGTAAAGGAAATACTAAATCTCTAAAAAAAAAATATGAGAATAATCTTTAAGTCTACCTTATATAAGTACTTTAATAGGCATTTTATAGATGATAGATTTGTAAGGGAAAATACTATTATTCCTGATAGTCTTTTAGGGGTAACAAGGAAAGCTTGTAGAAAAAGACGTAAATACTTATCCCGTGCTAGCACTCTAACAGCAAGACTATATTGGATGAGTAAGATAGCAGCTTTCTATAAGGAGAACTTTGAACCAGATGAAGTATTTACTATAAAAAATACTCTATCAATAATAAAGTCAGGAGGTACTTATGCAGAGATACCTTATTCAAAGGAGCTGTACAATAAAATTAGAAAGGTAGTACATAATGCTATAAAAGGTAAGTATCTAAAGAACTCTATGAAGCTACCTCCTGATGAACAATCTCAAGAAAGGATAAGACTTGCAAGTCAAACACTTTTAGATGCTATAGAGGAGTTTGTACATTATAATGGAAACAATTATACATTATATGATACTCCAAATAGTAATATGCCTGCAATTTGTGTAGGAGAAGGTATTATTAGCCAAATAAGAAACTTAGAATAAGAAACTTATAAAAGAAAAAAAAAACAATGATTGAAGACATTAAGCAATTAAAGAAGGGAGCAGTTATTAGTGAAAGTTCTCACTATATTATTAAAAGCTGTGACTCAGAAAAGGCTGTAGTAAAACACTTTGAAAGTGGAGATACTACTATTATTAGTTTAGGTTATCTTCAGAATTACACTAATAGTGCTGACCTTTATTCAAAGGTAGTTAAAGTTACTAAAGAAGATAAGAAGGATGGTACTTTAGGTATTAGAAGTATCTTTGAGGGTATTCACTCAAGTAAAGTATTTACTGTTTGCTTTAAGAAACAAGATAAGCCAAAATCAAAGAAGCAGTATGATGAAGAGGTAGCTAAGGTTATTGAAGACTTCTCTACAAAGATTGAGAAAGTCAAAAACAGTAAGAAGGGAGTTACTGAAGCTTCAAAGTCTTTGATTTCAGAATTAATGAGTAACCCTATTCTTCCTTATGTTGAAGGTGAGGATAGAGTACTTAGAGGATATAAGATTCAATTTGAATCAAGAGATGGTAAATATCAATGTGTAGACATGGATATTGAACAAACTGACAAAGAGTCAGGAATAAGACCTGTTAATATAAATGCTATCAAATGGTTAATATATGATGGTATTAAATATGAGGTTGTTTAATCTAATTAAAGATAGTAGGCTAAATAAGTCTGCTATCTTCTTTCCAATAAATAAAAATATTACCCTAATGTAATTTTGTTATTATCCACTTTGGTGAATAAAACAATTTTATTATCTTTGCACCAATAAACTTTTAATAAATATAATATGGGAGTAAATTGCTCAACTGCTAAAGCTTCTGATGTCAAGAAGATACCTAATTTTGGTAAGACGTTAAAACAATTAGGTATAGAAATTGGTTCCTTAACTAATGCAGAAGTTAATGCAGTTATAACCAAACTATGTACAAGTACAAAATTGTCTCAAGATGAGGTACTTAAGCCTAAGAATAAAGGAATGATAGCTGATGCTATTGCCAATGAAAGGAATAAGAGGGCTGAAGAAAAAGCTGAACTTGAAGCACTAACTAATGGTAAGATAGGGGATGCTGTACTTTCTATAGGTGAAAGAGTTTCTAAAAATGACCCTAGAAATAACAAAGATACTCTGTATGTATATACCAATAACCTGCAAGCACACAATGCTGTTACAGGTGATGAAGTGTCAGTAGATGGACTTATTGAGCCTGCTGATGGAGCTACTATAAATGTGTCAAGGACTTCAGCTTTAATGAGAACTGATACTAATGGTACTCCTAATCCAAATGTCAAAGGTCTTGTGGTGAAGATGAATGCTCAGGATGCTAATGGTAGATGGATTCAAGAAGATGGAGTATTTAAAGATACTGATGAGGCATTTGAAGTATTTAAGAATGTTAATGAAGGCATTGTTAAAGATATAGCTAAAGTTCTAGGAATAAATGGAGAGAGAGCTACTTACTCAAAAGTGTCTTTTGTTAAGAGAATAGCTTTAGATAATGCTGGTTTACCAGAAAGATTTGCCAAAGAATTAGCCAAGATGTTAAAAGATGAATTAGGCTTAGATTCACAAGTTCTTAAATCAAAAGTTGGTAAAAATCTGTATGGCCTTGAAGTACAACCAAAGAAAGGTATTGGAGGAAATAGAAATTCTTCTAATAAGAAATCAGATAAAGCCAAAGCTGCTAAGGAAGCTGCTGAAAGCTTAAAGGCAGAAAGACCATTGAGTGAAACCCCAAATGTTGAGCAAGACACTAGAAGTTTACTTGTAAATCTCTTCCCTGATATAGCTGAAAGAAAAGCTAGAGTAGACTTTATAAGTTCTTTATTCTCTTCAAGACTCACTTACTATCTAAACACTGTTAAGAAAATGTTGGAAGAGGCTGATGAAAGTCAGTTATCTGATGATGAGATTAAACTAAAGGATACTTTGAATAGTGCTGATGATAATACCCAAAGGGTGATTATACTAGGGTATGTAGAATCAAGTGGTAAAAGCCTTGCTAGTAGAATTATATCAGATATAAAGATGGCTATGGAGCAAGTAGTTGATACATTTGATAAGGGTGAAGAGGGAATTAACACTCTTATTGAGGGATTATTAAATGAAGATTCCTTGTTTGGGTCTGAATTTGCAATAGAGAGATTTCAAAATGGTTGGACAGGACAGAAGCTTGATAAAGTACTACATCAGAGAGTGTCTTATTTAGCTGATGCTTTTAGGAAGATAATAAATACTCCTAATGCTTTTGAGGCTTTGCTCAATGCTGCTGCAAGTGATATTGAGTTTAGAGAAAATATTAGACTTTCTGTTGATAAGGATAGGACTATTGAAACTGCTAAAGACACAGAAGATATAGATGAAGAAGGTAGTAGTGATAACAGAAGTGGGCTTAGCTTAGTCAAATATAAACTACTTAATCCAGCAAAGACCCTATCTGTTAGAATTAAAAATCTTCTAAGTAATCAGTATAAGGCTAGTTATTCCCTTACTGAGGGTACAAAGTATGTATTTAATGACTTAGGTCAAAGAGTTAGAATGAACCCAAGTGCTGTATATTATAAATTGCTTGATGAATTCTGCAAGATGAACAGACCTGAGGATTTTCTTCCTATGTTAGATAAAATAGAGACAGATTATCCCTGGTTTGGTGATTTGAAACAGAAAATTCTTGCTGATGAAGATTTAAGGAATGAATTTTATAGGGCATTTAGAAAGGTGTTTGTTCCTTATGCTGTAATATCCCCCAATGGTAATATTCAGTTCAAGAACTCTACACTTGCTACAGCTGCTTTCTTAGATAATTTTACAAAGAATTATGAAGGAAGAATAGTACTTGGTAAGAACTCTATCTACACTGAAGAAGGAGAATGTAACCCTGACAATGTTGCTAAAACATGGATGCTATTTAGTACTCCTGCAAAAGGTCACAGAAGTCTTGACGATGAATATTTTCAAACAAAGCATCCTTTTAAATGGGTATTTACAGTACTTAATAGAAGTTCTAAGAAGGCTAATTCCTACACAGTGGAGAATGTGAGAAAAGCATTATCCATATTAAGAGGTGAAGTAGAAGAGCACTCTAAGGTAAGTCTTGAGTCATTGCTAAACAACTTAGGAATTGATACTACTGACTTGAATTTAGAGGCTCTTATTCCTTATATTAGTGATGAAGAATGGGAGGACATAGGAATGTCAGAAACTCCTTTAGATGATATGGAGAAATTATTTACCCCCGATCAAATGAACAAAATTAGGTCTATATTATTAGCGGCACAAACTATAGTGCACCCTGAGTATGGATTTAAGAAAGGTGGTAACTTGATTAATGACTTAAAGAGTTCTTATATGAAGATTGGTAATGCTCTTACTATTGCTTCTGAAGGATACTCTATGTCTTCTTTTTACCATGATGGTAATCAAAGATTCTCCTATTCAGCACCTGACTTCATTTCAACTTTAACAGGAATTATGTCATCTGTAGCTACTCAGGAGGACATAGAATATGGCACTGCTTATATGGAGAATAACTATGGTCAATATGATTTCTTTAGAGACCTCCAGACTAAGGAATGGCTAAGTCCTTGGATGGAAGACCTAGTAGAGGATATGGATGTAAGGGAGAACTTTTCTTATCTCAATGTTCTATCCATAGGTAATAGTTCTAGTAACTCTATAGGTAAAGTAAATAATGATGAGTTTCTTGATGGTCTAGTTTGTGCTTTCTATGGTGGTAGTACTAAGAATGGTAAGGAGTTTGGATATTACAGAAATCCTTTGTTCTCAGACACTGATGCTCTAGTTCTATTTAAGCAAAGGAAATATACTGGTGAGAATTATAAACAAGAAATTCTCAATAGATTAACTAAGGTATTTAGACAAGAGCTTAATAGAATAGCTGATGCTAGAACTAAGAAGAGCAGTGCTAAAACTTCAATAGAGTTCTATAATGATGAAAGGAATAATGCTGCTAAATTTAATTTCTTTACTGCCTTTGCTGGTCATGAAGGAGAAATAATAGATAGATTAAAGGAGATGGCAACTGAAGACCCTATTAACTATACAAAGAACAGGGATGCCTTTATTCAAAGTCTTTTAGCTCCCATGCTTGAAGCTAAATTTACTGATTTTGTTAGTCAATTTTCAGACTCAAGAAAGTTAATGCTTTATAGTAAGATATTAAAGAACATTAATGAATCCTCTGAGAAGACAGAAGATGAAGATGAGAATGAAGCAACTACTGTTAATTTAGAAGAAGCTACTTCTAAGGCTAGTAAAGAGTGGAAGATAGGTATGGTTAATCAATGGTTAGAGCAATTCTACTATAATGACTATTTTGCACAGTCTCAATTAATACAGTTATTATATGGTGACTTAGCTTATTCTAAAAATGTCAGAGATTTCATAAAAAGAAATAAGCAAGCTTATGCTTCTGGTGAAAAGATGTATGCTAAAAATCCTGATGGCTCTCCTATGACAGAGACTTCTATTTATCTTGCTGATAAGGAAGTTAGGTCTAATACTTGGAGTATGATAAGAGAGTTATTGGAGTCTAATGAATCTTTAACTAGTATAGAGAAAGACATGATTAAAGGAGCTATTAACAGCTTTAGTAATATAACTGAAACAGATGGTCAATCTTTCAGAACCTTAAAGTCTTTTAGAAAGATATTTAAGGCTATGGGAGGTAAATGGACTGATAATATGGAAAAGTCCTATAATAGAATATTAAATGGTGATTTTAATATTGAGGATTTTATGGCTTTTTGGAACCCTATTAAGCCTTTCTTATTTAGTCATGAGACTAAGACTGCTAATGGTAGAAATGAGAAAGTTGTTGTTCAACACAAAAACTCCGAGTATGCCTTATCAGCCATGTATTCAGTTCTTAATACTGCTCTTAATAAGAGTCCTGAATTAGTAGCTCTTAATCAATTTATGAATGAGCATGACATTGATGTTGTTCATTTTCATTCAGTAGTCAAGGAAGGATTTAATAGTCCATTTGATATTAATCATGATGATAAGGCTTTTCAAAGAGAGTTATCTAAGAATGATGGTAGTTTTGAAGTAGGAAGCACTACTATAAAAGCTTCTTCTTACAAGGATTATGTATCTAAATTAGATAAGGCTCTGGAAAAAGGTACTATAACTCAACAAGAGTATAATAGTGCTAAAAGTAAGTTTGATTATCATTCAGTAGAAGATGTTAAAGAAACCCTTGAAGACCAGCTATTGGGTGATGGAGTAAACACAACTAAAGATGATATGCTCCATGTATTTCCTATGGAAGACTATATAGTAGTTCAGCCGAGTGATGATCACTTGACTGATGCTCTTGCTGTATTTGGTTCTCAGTTAAGAAATATTATGCCAGCTGATTTGTCAGAAGACTTTACAATGGATGTCACTATCAATGGGCAGACTAAGACACTAAATAGAGAGGAAGCAGTAAAGTATTATAATATGCTTATTGTACATAATCTTATAGACTCTTTCTCAGCTATTGATAAAAAGTTTTCTAACATAAAGAGCCTAAAGAGTATGCTTGACGCTGCCATTAAGGGTAATCCTAGATATGGGGATGATGTTAAAGCTGCTCTTGAGCTTAATGAAGATGGTACAGCATTTAAGATGCCTTTTAATAGTTCAAATCTTACTAATAAGATAGAAGATTTATTACTTAGTGTATTCAAAAATCAAATTCAAAGACAGAAAATAAATGGTGGAAATGTAGTGTTGGTATCTAATTTTGGTCTGAGTGATTCTCTTCATGTGAAATACAAGGATGAGAATGACCCTTCAAAAGGTATTGACTATATCCCAGCTTATATGCCTGCCTATATGAGAAGTATGTTCACAGATTACCTTGTCCAGAAGGATGAAGTTAGAAAGGATGGGAGTACTGTGTCATACTGGACTATAGACTATGATAAGCTGGAGAAGAATAATGAGAAAGAACTTCTTAATATTATTGGATATAGAATTCCTACTGAAGATAAGTATTCAATTATGCCTATTAGGATAGTTGGGTTTATGCCAGTAGTCGCTGGTACTACTATTATGCTACCCTCAGATATTATAACAATGTCTGGTACTGACTTTGATATTGACAAGCTGTTCCTTATGATTAGGTCTTCTGTAAGAGAAGTTGCTGGTAGTAATTTAGGGGAGGCTTTTAGAAAGTGGGTTGCAAAGAATAGAAAGAAGTCTACTTCTGAGGATGCTATCAATCAATTGTCTGAAGCTATTACTGAAGAAATTGGTAATACAGAATCATTAGAAAAATTCTTCAGCAGAAGAGGAAGAGGTTATACTCAGCAAGAATTAGCTGGTATGATGGACAAGAGTCCTTTATTTGCTCAATTCATGGAAGAAGTAGGAGCAGATCTTTTGTATGAAACTCCTAAATATGTGATTGAGAAGCCAACTCCTAAGTATGATGAGAATGGAGATATTGACCTTGATGCTACTTCAAGGATGGAAGATATAAAGTCTATAAATACCAGAAAGAATATTAGAAATAATATGCTTATTGATACTATATGGAATATATTAACATCCCCAAATGGTTCAAGGTTATGTATGACTCCTGCCAGTTATAGAAGAGTTTCACATAGTTCAAGACAACAAAGAGTACTTCGTAATCCCATTGTTCTTGAAAAATTCATGGAGGTCTACAAGGATAGTATTAAGAAAGATGGCTTATATAACACCCTTGATAGGCTAAGTACAAAGGAGCTTGATGGGTTTATTAACCAATATGGTATGCCTGATGACCCAATGGACATTGGATTCTATATAGATTCTCACAGAAATCTGATGGATGGTAATGATCTTATTGGCACTTTTGCTGTTAGCTCTTCTAGTCATTATAAATTCCAATTTGCAAATTTAACTTTGGCTAAGGCTAATCAATTTGATATTACTATTCCTGGGTATAAGACTGTTACAATAACCTCTGTTGACTCACAAAGGTCCCCTATTACTGGAGAACTTATTGGTAGAATTAATTCAGAGTTTCAAGCAGCCTCTCCAGATAATGGTAAAGACCCTACTCTTGGTGATTTAGGAATTAGTAATGCCACAGCATACAGAGCAGAGTTCTTAGGTAGAGTTGGTATGCCGCCTGAGGTAATAGGTATTCTAAATACATCTGATGACTTTAGAAGCTTTGGTAAAACAGCTGTCAAAGGTAAGGTGGATTGGCATTCTTATAATGGTGATATAGGAAAGCTTACAGAAATGTTAGCTGAATATAGACTTACTGGAGACATCAAGAGTAGTATTGATAGGATTGAAGCTGCTAAGTTTGCTGGTTGGATGGGTAACATAGATGAGTGTGCAAGAGCATTACAAGATGCTGGTTGTTTCTCAAGAAGTGATTCACCTAATGGTGCTTTAGCTATATCTAGTGCTGAAGCTATACAGCAAATTCTTAAAGCAAGAGAATTTATGAAAAATGCTAGCGAGAAATCTTTCCCTATACAAGGGTTTGATAAGGTAATAGATATAGAGGCTAGTACTGATAATAGTTCCCTTGAAGACCTCAGAGATATGTTTATGAGGAAACCTATACCTAGATTGCAAGCTTTTTATACTTTAGGTATTAGGAGTGGTATTAATCTGGCTAATAGGTACCTTCCTCAAATTAATGATCAGATTATAGAAGCTGTACAATCACTTAGAGCTGAAGTTGGTGATATAGATTCCCAGCGACTGTTATCTAAGAAAGGGGTTAAAGTACTTAGATCTTATATTAATGAGTTACCTATGTATATTTTATCCAAGGACTCTATATTCTCTTCAGATAAAGATGGTAAGAGTATCAAGGACAAGAGAAACTATTATATTCATGATTTTCCTATGAAGCTAAGAGCTTTTCTTGAAGAGAAAAAGGATGGTAGTTATGTACACAAAGACATTAGAGACCTGACACTTATTCAAATGCTAAACATAGATAGCAAGAATGGTATAAGGTTTGTTAATGTTGGGGGAAAAGTATCTCCTGAATCAAGAAAGTACTTTATGGAAGACCTTGAATATATGTTGCATCACAGTGACCCTGAAGTGTCAAAGATGGCTATGGACTTAGCTATGTATTCATTTTATGATAATGGTATGAGTTTTGGCCATTCTAACTTTGGCATATTCTTTACTACTCACTTTATGAGAGCTATTCCTAGATATATAGAAAATCTTAGACAAGCTAATAGCCAAATGCTCACTGATAAAGATACCCTGGAGAGATATAATGAGCAATTTATGCTTAATCATCCAGATATATTAGTTGGCATTAAATCTAGTGAGTTCAGACCATCTAGTATAGATGACAAAATTATTACTATTACAAGTAAGAGAGCTAAGAATAGAGTTCTTGAGATTGTAAATGGTGAGCTAAAGCCTGTGAAGTTCATAGCTACTAAGGACTTTTTAGGTAATGTCAAGGATGTATATGAAGTGGTGCTGGATGAGTATGGCTATGCTAATCTTAAAACTCCTCAATATAGAAAGATTTCCTATAATAAACAGCAATTTGCAGCAGGTACACCATATTATGATGCTACTGTTAATGCCACAGAAGTTGACTGGGATGGTCTTTTGGGTAGAGGAGCTGTGGTTAGTTCAGAGAGAGCTAATAAGGTTAGTCAGTCTAAGACCAAGAATTCTGATAATGATAAAGCTGATAGCTTGGATGAAGCTGAGAAAAACCAGGATAAAGTAACTAGTGAGGCAGCTTCTTCATTTGAAGAGGTTGAGCAAAGTCAGCAGGATGAAATCTCTGATGATGCTTTTGTTCCAGCTGGGGATGAATTAGATGAAAAGCATGAGAAAAGACTTATGCTTATGGCTGATTCACTGGATGCTATTGAAAGGCAAAGTACCAGTATGGCAATGTTAGCTAACTCTCTAAAGGAAGTTGCTAAAGACATTGAGGGCAAAGCCCCAAAAGAAACTACTTTAGAGGACTTTAATGAACCTACAGACCCTGATAATACAATGTGTAAATAAAGAAATAATATGGCAAGATCATGTGTATTTATTCCTAAGGATAAACAAAAAAGAGAATTATTTTTGAAGCTAAAGTCAGACTTAGGCTATGAAACTGCTGCTAAAGTTTTCAATAAGACTACTGGCAGTGAATTTATGGATAGGTTTAAGGACTCCCTCACATTTAGTGAGGGGGTTCCCACTTATGAAAGTATAATGAGAAATAAACTTGTTAAGAATTTCATAGGTGAGGCTGCCATGCTTAAATCTTATAATAAAAAACAACTTCATTTACCAGATACTTTGGATAATGTAGACCTGCTTGTATCAAAGGCTTATGACTTTAACACTAAAGGTGACAAGGATTATATTGCTGTAGTTGACCATGACAGTGATGGAAATATCACTATTAAGGTTGAAGCCAGAAATGAGTCTAATACAGAGACAGCTGTTAACCAGTATAGAATACAGCAACTTAATAATAAGATAGTCAATATTCTAGGTTCTGCTGGTATATCTATGTCAAATTTATCTGAAGTAGAAGTAGCTGCTGGTAGAGTAGGTCTAACTAACTTTAATCATGCTAATGATATAGCTAACCAGTTCACTGGACTATTACAGGTAGCCAATAATATGGAAGGGCATACTGCTATTTCAGAGGAGTTTGCTCATCTTATTGTAGGTGTGTTTAGAAATAGTCCTTTAGTAGTAAGAACTCTTAATTATTTAGAGGATGAAAATAAAGCAAGAGAGGTACTTGGGGATGAGTATGAGAAAGTATATGAATATTATGGAGGTGACCCTACCTTAATAGCAGAGGAAGCTGCTGGTCATATTCTTCAAAAAGAACTTATGGGTACCCCTAGTAAGAAACCTTTGTTTCAAAGAATGGTGTCTTATATACTTAAAATGTTTAAAGGTATTAGCCCCTCATATTATTCAAACTCCATTGAAGCTGTTACCAAAGACATGGGTACTCTTGCAAAAGATATTATATCTGGCAATAAACAAATTACTAAGGAATCTGTTATTAAAGCTAAAAGAGATGCAACCTTTAATGCTTTATCTGAGAAAGCACAAGCCCAAATAGATGTACTTAAGGGTATTGCTGAGAGGGCATATAAAAATGCTGCTCTACAAGTAAATCTAGATAATGCTAATCAAGAAGTTTCTCAAAAGCAGAAATACAGGAGAATTGCAGAGAGTATTAATTCTATCTTCAAGACCAAATTCAAAGAGGAAGAAACAGTTGCTGCTATAGCAGCTTATCTTGAAGAGGCTAATGCTAACTTAGATGACTTATTTGATGAATTAACCAATATTGATTCTCTTGACACTCAAGATAGGTTTAAATTATTGAGGAATATGCTCTATACTATACAGTCTTATTCCCCAACTATAAGTGAATTGAAAAATATTACAGAGGATGAATATCTTAATGATGAGGCTGTTAGAAATCAAGCTTTTGTACTAAGTGATGAATCAGGTAAATTAAATGATTTTGAGGCAGAGGAAGTAGAAAAAAGAGATACAGAAGGAAAATCTACAGCTGATATTGCTGAGATGATTATGAATGATTCCCAGCATATTAAGTTATCAAAAGATGAAACTCACTATGTTAATAATGAAACTGGTGAGAAAGATATGAGAGTCACTGAAGTTATTGCTGCTGATAAAGAAGCTGAACCTTTTGATAAAGACAGTCCTTGGGTTACCCCATCTACTAATATTGGTACAGGTATTGATGAATTAGTAAGAGATTATTTGTCAGGAAGGATAAAAGAGACAGCTGGGCATTTTAGAGTAGCTGGAAAGAAATTAAGTGAAGTATACCCTAATGCTAGTAATCAGAGCCTTGAGGAATTTGCTAAGAAAATTAAAGCTTTTAAAGAGCAAATGGATAAGAGAGGCATAACTATATTATCAAGAGATGTCACTGTTAATGGTACTGTGAAGACTATTGATGGTGCAGGAGTAGTACACACTGTTGGTGTTGCTGGAACTGTAGATTTACTTGGCTATGATAAGGATGGTAATTGGTATCTTTATGACATGAAGACTCATAGAAGTGATATTAGTGCTGAGAAGAAGGCTAAGTATGCTAGGCAATTATCCTTATATAAAAAGTTCTTGGAAACTAAGTATGGGATCAAAATTAAATCAATTAATGTGATTCCTATTGGAGTAAATTATCCAAGTCCAAAGGGTGCTGGTAGAGGTACTGCTGAATATACAGTTGCTGATAGTAAACCAGAAGAATACAATGGAACACACCCTAATCAATTATATATAGATGGGGAAGTTTTCAAAGGTGCTAATCCTAAGTTTGAAGAACCTTTTGAACTTGCAGAGAAAGAACTCAATCTCAGGTATAGTAAACTTGCAAATGACCCTACTAATGGTCTGGGAAATGGTAAAGCTGCTGTGATTCAAGCTCTAAATCTCATGGACAGGAAGTATAACCATTTAACTGATAAATTCAGTGAGGTAATGCTGCCTCAATTCTTAGAGTTCTTAAAGCCATTTGTTGGTGAGAATATTAAGATTAGAGATATTGACCCTAAGACTAATAAGTTCACTGGTAAAATGAAAACAGTGTCTATTGCTAAAGTGCTTAAAGAAAGCTCTAAGGATGTTTCTTTTGCTCAGAAGTGGCTTTCATCTGTGGCTGATAACCCTGATGCCTTTTTACAAATATTTGACCATATAGTCAAACAGGCTAAGGATATAAAAAGACAAAAAGTTATTGAGAAAACACAGGAGATATTTGCTCTTGGTAAGGAGTATGAGCATAAAGGTGTAACAAGTTATGATTGGATGTTTGAGTCTGATAAGAAGAATTATATTAACCACCTTATTATAAATGGCAAAGATTACTCTTATGACAGATCTAAATATGAAGCAGCTAAAGCAGCATATATGGCAACTCTTGATGCTGAATTTGGAGAACACCCAGAGGTAGGAAGTAAGGAGTATAGTGATAAGAAGGCCAAGTTGAAGGAGTGGATTAAAGGAAATACTATTAATGTTAAAGAGGAAGATGGTGGATATATTACTATTCCAAATCCAGAAGTTTATAAATCTAATTATAATAGATTATCCACTGTACAAAAAGAGTTTTATGGCAAATGGATGTCTATAAAGGCTGAATTAGATGAGATATTAGGGTCTGATAAGACGTATTTAACTAATACTATTAAGATAAGGAAGACTGGTATAGAAAGAGTTAAAGGAATGATGTCTGGTACTGGTATTATGGACTTTGTTAATGGTGTGAAAGCTCAAGCCATTAAAAGCTTTGATGACGACATTAACTACAAAGATGCTAGAGGTATTAGAGGATTTAATGGTGAAGAAATTATGAGACTCCCCCTATACTATATAAATGCTAATGACACAAAAGACTTGTCCACAGATGTTATAGGGACTCTTGCAGCTTATACTGAAATGGTTTATAATTATGAAGCTATGAACCAGGTAGTTAATCCTCTTGAAATAGGAAGAGAGATAGCTAAAAGCAGGAAGATTAGAGACACTAGAGGAGATAGACCAATATATGAAAATTTTAGCTTTGCTGGTAAGACTATTCGTAATCCTCTTTATAAAGATCCTTCTAAAAGTAATTTTATGGAGCTTCTTGATACCTTCTTTGAATCTAAAATATATGGTAGAGGTTTAGTTGATGCAGGAGAAACTAAAGGTATAGACCATAATAAAGCTGCTGGTCTGCTATTAAAGCTAGGTAGTAATGCACAATTAGGTTTTAATTTACTTGCTGGCCTTGCTAACTTGGGTACTGGAACAGCAATGCAGAATATTGAGGCTGTTGCTGGAGAGTTTTTCAATGCAAGAGAACTGGCTAAGGCTGATAAAGAATTTGCTTTTGCAATGAAAGATTTTACCCTTGATATTGGGCAGAGAATTCAAACCAGTAAGTTAGCCTTATTTGATGCAAAGTTTAATGTAAGACAAAACTTCTCAGAGACTATTAAGCATAAAAGTTTCTTAAATAAGACTATACTTACAAGAGTATTTGGCCCAGGTATTCAATATATATGCCAAGATGCAGGAGACCATTGGTTGTATAATAGAACTGCAATAGCTATGGCTTTAAGGTATAAACTTAAAGATAGTAATGGTAAACCTATATCATTGTGGGATGCCTATAAGACAGTCCCTATAGATAAAGACCATCCTTCTTATGGCAAGAAGTTAGTGCTCAAAGAAGGGGTTACTAAGGAAGATGGCACAGCATTTACTGATAAAGATGTTGCTGAAATCAGTGGTAACATGAGATATGTTAATCAACATCTTTTTGGTATTTATAATGAGGAGGATATGATTGCAGCAAGAAGAACCATTGTTGGTAGATTCTTAATGCAGTATAGAGATTGGATTCCTGCTCAGTTTAGATATAGATTTGGGGCTAAGACTACTAACTTAGAAAAAGGAGGTGAAGTTGAAGGCTATTACAGAACTAGTGCTAGATTTGTAAAGATGTTGTGTGATGAAGTTGCTAAAGGGGAGTCTACTATAGGACAAGTATGGGGAGAACTTGAAGACACTGATAAAGCTAATATTAAAAGGGCTATTGGTGAACTGGCACAATTCCTATGTGTATTAGGACTTTTAGCATTCTTGAAAGGTGGGGATGAAGATAAAGATAGACCTTGGCTTCAAAAGATGTTGCTTTATATGGCAACTAGGGAAAAGACAGAATTAGGTGCTTTAACACCTATAGCAATGCCTACTGAAATGATTACTATGATGAAGGCACCATTTGCAAATACAAGTGTAATAAGTGATTTGTATAATCTTAGATTATTACTTAATCCTTATAATTACACTGATACTATTAAAAGTGGAGAATATAAAGACCATAGTAGTGCCTATAGAGCATTTATGAGGTCTCCTCTCACTCTTTATTATAGAACTATTAAGAGGGCAACTGACCCAGAAAAGGCAGCTGATTTCTATAAATAGAACTGTATATTATTGACCAAAAAAAAAGGCAGGAGACATTGTTTCTCCTGCCTTTTTTTTTATAAATAAGTTCCTACATACATTTGAGTAATAGCTCTTTGCTGTCATTAGATAGGTCTTCATATTCAGCTTCAGAGTATCCTCTTAAGCTTAGATAGTTCTTTGTTTCACTGTCTAAATTAGCAAATGCTAACTTTTTAGTTTTATACTCTAATAATCTAGTATGGAAATCATCTGAAACTGTGGAAATCCCTTTATAGTTATCTTTATAAAGTTCATAGAAAAGGTTATCTGCATTTACTGAATTATTAGCTATAGATTTAACTATTCTCTTTAGAGCATTAAAGTACTTTAGAATGATGTTCTTTATAGAAGAATTTCTATAACCATTCATATATGCTCTAAACTCTTCAGCTAGTTTTTCCTCTATAGCCATTTCCCCTATATTACCAAACTTCCCAGTAGCCATATTAAATAATTCTCTTCTCTGCTTATCATTTAGCAATGTAGTTACTATATAGTGAAAAGCTTCATGGAAAGCTGTACCCTCTGGAGATTCACTGCTTATATAAAGTACTCCATTCTTAAACTCTCCATAGGCTTGTACTGGGTTTCCACTCTCATTTATAGTTCTAATAAGACCTTTTACTATAACTATTCTATGATTGTCCATTAAGTCTGGGAAGAGTGCTCTTAGTGTCTTTATATCAGATGCTATTTTCTTTCTACTAGATAGTGCTTCATTAGTTGTAGAAGTGTCCATTCTTCTTGGCCTGAATATTCTGCTGCTTGGGGATCTTTTACCACTTAGTTTTACAGTCTCTTCAGCCCTACCAAATAATATAGAGTTAGGTTCACTTTTACTAGTATCAGCATTATCTTCACTTAAATCAATAATAGTCCCACTATTTTTAACTACTAAGGCATTTAGCACCTCTTGCTTTTCCTCATTTGTTATTAGCTTACCATCTTCTCTTTCAACATTATCTCCATCTACTACATATTGAGTCCCATTAATATTTATATGCTGTTCATTCTTTTGAGCACCAGTTTTACCTTTTACTACTTCTGGTTTATCTTTAATTTCCTGAACCTTCTTTCTGTTGTTAGCTCTTTGTTCTACTTCAGTAGGCTCATAGGTAAACCAATCATTTATTGTATGAACTTGACCCTTAACAAGATTAGTGTGAAGATAGTTTGCTATATTATTTCTATATTCCCTATCACTTTCAGAGTCTGTTAACTTTCTAGTATTTACACTTGTAGTAACCTTAGGGTATACTTTTATAACATTTTTTATAGCTGATAAAATATTACTGTCTGAAAGTTCTCCATTTCTTAAAGGGATTAGCTGTACCATAGCTTCACCCTCCTTTCTTGGATTTGTATAAGATATTCTCATATAAGTAGCATCAGCCAGGTTATCTACACTTGTCCAATTCTTACCCTTATTTCCTACTTGAATACTAAGTCCTGGAATATTAAATAGTCTATATAAGTCATGTGTAGCTGTTGCCAAATTAAGTAAGTTATTAGGCAATGCTTTTATAGTTTTTACTATCTCATTAATATACCAGTCATTATCTGATAAGTCAGACAACTTAGTACTATAAGCAAGTGCTGGTAGATAAGTACCTTTGTTAGTAGGAATCATCACATACACTTGTCCTTGTACTGAAGTTTCAGGCTCTGCAAAAGCATCATCAATACTTGTTCCTGTTTTCAAAGAACCATTTTCATCAGCTACTGCAATAATAGGAGTTTGACCTGTTCCTTGAAATATGTCAGACACACTAAACTCACTGTTTGACAATGCTAATACTCCTCCATTAAGTGTTTTAACCTTAGTAGAACCTCCTACAAATTCTCCTTTATCCTCTGTCTTGTCCTTAGACCATTCTTCGTAGGCCTTCATTATTTGGTCATGAAGAGCTTTAATTCCTGGTCTCTTCTCAGCTAGTGTTTGTTTATCTACAGAATACTTATTAGTAGCTTTACCATCCCTAAATACTTTATATTTAGTCCTACTATTAAGCTCCATTGTACTTGGCAGAGAGCCTATTATCTGATTACCCTTTTTAGCTCTTATTAAAATGACTGTTGTGCCAGCTTCTTTGTTTAAGTTTTCATCAATGATAAATTCTACCTCATCCCCTATAGATAACGTATGTTCAGGGTTAATACCACTAACATAAGTGAATGCACCATGCTCCTTAAGGTATTTGTGTGTGGCCTTAATATACTTCATATATGCTTCTTTATCTACTCCATCAGGTATTTCTTCAGGATGATTTTCTATATAATCAGCATATGTCTGCATGTCATAACCATGAAGGTATGTTTGGGTTAGTTGAGGTCTCTCACTATAATTACTACCTTGTCCCCTTCTTATTGGGCCTGCATTTTTAATAGCCTTATCATTAGTCTCCTTATTTTTCTTCTTTAAATCAGCTAAGGTAATTTCCTTTTTAGCAGGCTTTTTGTCCTCTCTCTTAGTAGGTCTTTTAACCCCTTTATCCTTATTATCAACCTCTTCTGTTGGTGGAGTTAGAGGACTTTCCTCTTCTTTAGGAGCAAGAAGATCTCTATCTTCTTTCCCTTCAAGACCAGCAGCTTTTCTCTCTAAATCACTATTATCCTCCCTGTCTAAGCTCTCAGCCTTAGCAGCTAATTCTTCATCAGAGGGGGTATTCTTTATCTTCTCAGCTTCATCTAATGCAGCTGAAATCTTTCCAACATTGTCATCAACAATTCCTCTTAACTTAGCTTCTGATTGTTCTATAGCTTCTTGAATTGCTAAATCATCAACTCCTTCTTCATTTCTATTTAAAGAATTCTCAAATTCCTCAGATAAAGAACCATTATTCAATGCCTCTTTTACCTTATCCCCCAAAGACTTTTCATCCTCAGCAAGAGCAGCTGCTTTGCCTACAATAGATTTCATTAACCTCTTTTGAGTGTCAGTTAAATCTTCATCTTCATCTACAGCAGATGTTAATCCATCTACAGCATTACTGAGCCTTCTAGCTTTTTTAACTTTGTCTTGCTGCTCCTTAGTTAGACTATTATAAAATTTATCAAATCCCCCATTATTATCAATGTCTTCCTTATTTTCATCAAGCATATTAGCTATTTCACTAGTTGGCTTTGACCAATCAAATCTCTCTGCTATTGCTGAAGCTGCTTTCTCATTAGCTTCTTTAGCTACAGATTTTTTTGCTTTTTCTTTGTCAGCAGCCTCTACTTGAGGGTCTTTAAGGTATTCATTCAGCTTATCACTATAAACCTTATAAGCCTTTCCTATTTTACTAAGGTCATCAATTTTATCAGATATACCTTGGTAGTACTTAGCAGTAGCTGTAAATTCAGGGTGAGCCTTATTTACTCTCTCTAAGGCTTTTTTAATAGTATTACCCATCTCACTATCAGCAGCTATAGCCATTCCTACTTTATCAGCTTTTGCATTGCTAATAGCTTCAAGCACACGTAGTTCCTTAAGGGCTTCTGTTGCTTCTGTCATCTTGGCCTCATCCCCTTCTAATATAGCATTCAAAGCTGTCTTGATATCAATGTCAGCTTTTCCATTTGAAACAAGTGTAGACACTGCCCTTGCTACATCTTCCCCTAATTCTTTAGTTCTATTATCCCAGTTGTTAAGCTGGGTTTTCATCCAAGTTAGTTCTTTGAGTTGATCATCAGTTAATCTTTCTCCAGTCCTTATATCTAAGTCCTGCTTTGTGTTCTCATAATTATTAATAGAGCTCATGATATCATCCCTATTCTTTGTGAGTTTGGCAATCATGTCACTCTTACTTTGTGCATCAGGGAAGCTAGAGACTATTTGACCATCCTCAATCTTTGCAAATTGGGCAAATGGGCCATTTGGTTGCTTTTTACCATCTACATCTTCTATAGTAGTAGTGTTTCTTACTATGGCATCTAAGTTCTCATCAGAAGTATCATAGGCACTATTTATTAAGGTTTTTAAGTCATCAAGAGCACCAGCATTATCAAACATAATAATATCAGATACCATTTGGGCATGTTCAGCATTCTTAAAGTCAAACTCATTGCCATTAAGTACAGCCTTGTTCATGTCATCTTGGTACTTTGTATGCCTTATCAAACCTTGATAATAATTGAGAAACTCAGGAGATTGAACTCTATCATTTAGATAATCAGCAATACCTTGCTCTCTTTCCATCTTAGCTTTGTACTCTTGGTATTCATTATAAGCTCCCCCATTAATACCAATACCTAGTTTTCCATTTGCTTTTCTTTTAATTCCAGGTACTCCAAGGGCACCTGTTAATGCTCCTATGAAGAACTCTTCCCAAGACTCACTATCATTAACAGTTTCATTAATTCCTTGAGCAGTTGCTTTTATCCATGACAGTGTTTGCTGTTCAGCCTTTGGGTCCATCTTAGCTTTATAGAAATTATCTACATCAGCACCATAATAGTCACCTGATATATTACTTGCCATTTTTTGAGTAATCTCCTCAGTTCCTTCAGCTAAAGCCCCTTTTGTAACAGCAGCTGCACCTCCAAGTGCAGTCTTAGTAGTCATATATTTACCAGCTCTATTGGCTATATTTGTGACTTGTCTAGCAGTTTTAAATCCACCTGCAAAGAACTTACCAAACTGTACTAAATCTGAGGCCATTAGAATAGGCATATTTAGCAACATGTCTACATTACCCATATGCAATTTGTCCTCATTGACCTTGGCTAAGGATTCTTCATATTTCTTTTTATTGGCTTGTAATCTATTATAAGAGTCCTTTAGTGCAATCATTTTACTCTTATAAGTGTCATAAGCTATATCTCTATAACCTCCTTCACCTGTATTAGTAAGAGTGCCTTTATTTTTTTCATATTCATCCTGTATAGCTTGCATCTGTTTCATATAAACAGATTTGTTGTCCTCCATACTTGCAGCTATATTAAAAGGACCTAAGTCCTTGTTGTAGTAATCTGTTACCTCTGCTGTCTTTAGATTACCCCAATCAGTGCTATTATTTATTGCTTCTGCCCTTGCCTCATTTAATGCAGCTGTTGTTACTCCTATAGCAGTATTAACCATAGCAGGAGCTTTTGAACTTTCAGCTATAAGCCCTATAGCTTGAGATAGTCTTCCAGCACCAGTTAGTACTTTCCCTGCTACACCACCACTATATAAAGCACCAATACTAAATCCTAGGTTCTTTATAAACTTATCACCTATAAAATTAGCTGTAAATATATTTTTATACCAAGGTGTATTTTGCTCTCTTTCAGTATAATAGTTTGGTAAATATTCTTCAGAAGCATCATTTATGTTTTTCATGGCTCTTGAGAAGTCATTATTCCATAATCCATCAAAGAATCCCGTCTTATCATCACCATCAGCTGAATTATAAATGCCTTGTCCTATACCAAAAACTAATCCAACAGTGCCATCAAGGAAAGTAGTACCAGCTAAAACAGCTCCCTTAGCTAGTCCATTAGCTATTTTAATAGCCCAGGGTTCATTATTAGCTCTGACATCTCCAAGGTGTCTGAATTGTTCTTCTGTAGCTGTATAATCATCAAATGCACTTTGACCCCAGGGAGTTTTAGCACTAGCTAAGTTTGATTGTAGGTCTTGCTCAGCATTTGCATGAGTATCAAACAATGACACAGGAGCATAGTCCTGTGCCATCTTATTACTAAATTGTATGAAGTCTGAGCTAAAATTTTTCCCACTATTATTAGCTGCCTGTAATTGTTTATAGGTGGCTGGCCCAGTCTTCATTATATCTATAGTTTGTTGTTTCTTTGCCATATTTATTCAACATAAGGGTTAAACTCCTGTGACTTAGTCTTATTAGTAAGACCAATCTGTGAGTGATATAAATAAGCTTTTTGTATAGCTTCTTTGTATTTATTTTGCATATAATTTAATTCATCTTGATTAGCTTTATGCTCTTTTCCATCAACTCCTCTAAATTTACCAGAATTTCTTGCTCTTAACCACATATCAGCCTCTCTTAAGGCTGTGTCTCTATTCTGTTCATTTCTAGGATTTATACCCACAGGTAGTTCATATCTTTTAACATCCTTCTTGCCCTTTTCCTTAATCATAACAGTGTTTCCATAAGTGCTAAATCTTGTAGAGACTATTTGTGTGCCATCTTCACCAAGGTCAGCTGTTGCTAAGTAATCCCCAGTTGGCTTAAATTTACCTGTCTTTGGGTCATAGTCTACCTCTGTTAAATTACCTCCTCTTGCAGCAGTCATAATAGCATTTTTCATGTCTTCATTTTGGTCATGGTCAAGTGTATAATCAAACTCAGTTACTTTCTTAGCATCATACATTGCTGTTTTAGAAGCTGGAGTGTTCTTATAATAATTCTGCCATACACCCCCTGCCTTTCCTGGATTCCATGCTTTACCACTCATAGGTATACTTCCTCCTATACTATCTAAGAACTTTTTAAATTCTGTTGGCTCAAATCCCTTCTGTGTTTGAAGTTGAGTTTCTGCATTCATTAATGCTGCTGTTCCACTGCCAGAGCCTGCTACTGTTACTTTTGGAGCAGCATTTCTTCTATACTCTTGTAGACCAGCCCATGTAAGGTATGTCTTACCATTCCTTGTATAGAAATACTGCTTGAACCTAGCTACATTATTTCTATAAGTATTTTCTTCCTTTGTTTTTTCAGCTGTACTATAAATATTTATTGGATTTGGGGCAGGTCCCCCTGCACCAAGTTCTCCTATATCATTAGTACCACTTAGTTGTGCCAATTTTGCCTTATTTTCAAGCTCATTATTTTGCAATTCAAGCTGGTGTTGGAAATTATAATCACTTTGTGCTCTCCAGTTATTAACAGGAGTATAGTTCTCTTGATATACCATACCTGCGTTTATTCCTTGCATAATAGCTGAATTTATCCTACTTTGAGACTGTTTGTCATAAGCACCTATATTATACTTTGACTTAGTGTCATTTATGTACTTTGTAAATTCAGGGTATTTACCACTTCCTGCAAGTACCTTAGTAGCTTCCTCAGGGGTTAAACCTTGTCTTTGTACTAAAGCATAATAGTCTCCATTGAAAGCATTCTTTTCCTCCTCTCTACTAAATATTCTTGCAGACATTGCTTTAGCACCAGCTGCACTTTCCTGCATTATTTGGTCTAGATTTGCTTGCCCAAAGTCATCAACACCCTTTCTATAATCATCAAGAGAAGTAGTTGCTGCTGTTCTTGTAAACACTGTTTTACCACCAGTAGCATCACTTAATTTCTGTTGTCTTGCAATATCAGCAGCTCTCTTATTATAAGCTTGTTCAATAGGAGTAATCTCTCTTGCATATCTTGACCTCATATCAAGCATTGCTTGTCTTGAAGAAGTATTAATACCATACTTACTTATACTCTCAGCCTGACTATGTAAGTCATCTGCAAATGCTTTATATTGTTTATAAGTCTCAGGGTCTGTTTGCTCATTAGCTAAGTTCTCCCAAACAGATGCCTTGGTGTCTATTTCATTCAAGGCATCTTGCTGTTCTTTGAAGGCTGCACCATACATTTGTAATGGCTGTATATACCTTTCAAAAGAGAATGGTTGAAACTTACTATTTATTACTAAACTGTAATTTGCCATAATTATATAGTTAAACCTTTTTTCTTTCTAGTTTTAATTCTACCACCATTGGCTTTCTTTTCATCATCAAAGCCATTACCTTGTACAGCATCTTGATATGCTTGCCATCTTTTATCAGACCAACCATAAGGTCTTTGACTAAGTGTACCAAATACTCCAGCTCTAATAAGTCTATCTCTATCTTGTCTATTAATAGTGTCTATACCAATGTTACCAAGACTATCAAAGAAGTTAGTAAGATTAGCTGACCTACCTGCACTAGCTCTAGCCTCAGCAGCATCTCTCATTTGAGCAGCAGCAAGAGCACCTCTCATATGTAACTCTCTATTACTATTATTAGCCATTTGAGCTTTAAGGTCATTCTCACTATTAAACATGTTAGTACCTCTATTGAAGTTAGCTACTCTTTCTCTTTGACCTAAGTTATACTCTTCAGCTTGTCTGGCTAATTGACCAAGTTGACCTTGAGCACCATAGTCTGCTGCAAGTATTCCTGCTATAGCTTGACCTCTATTACCACCAGAGTTATTAGTAATTGCTCTCCTTGTACTACCTGCTTGTGCATTAAGTTGATTAATATAAAACTCTCTATCAAGAGGTGTATATCCCATATAATCACCTATAGGCTTAAATTGAACATCCTTAAGACCATTAGTAGAATTAAGGGCAAAGTCAGCATTAGCATAATTAGGTTTATTAGTCCACCCCATGAGGTCAGAGAATACTCCTAAACCTGCACCTATTGCAGGAGCATATCTAAGATATGCAAGTGGTGAATCTTTATTAGGGTCACCTGGCACTCCTTGATTAACTCCTTTCTTTTCTTCAGGTGCTATAAGAGGAGCTTTTATATTACTATCACCTTGATTTTCTACATAAGCAGTATTATAGTGAGTTGAGGCTTCCCAAGGATTAGCCCCATTAGCTATAGCACCAGCTATTTCATTATTATTAGAATTATCTGCTTTACCTTGTGCTTGCCAGAAGTTATCAAGGCCTGGGCCAAATCCCCATTCATAAGTACCTTTAGTACCTGTCCAATTATTAGTAGTAGGAGTATTAACCTTATTATTATATAGTTGACCAAGCATTTGGTGAGCTACACCATAACCACCTCCCTTTTTACCAATGTCAGTGGCATTAGCTCTAAGTTGTGCTGGAGTTAATACTTTACCAGTATAATCTTTTATATAATCTGCTATTACCTTAGCATCATTATCACTGACATTATTTACAAAGTCTAAGTAACCTTGGTCATACTTACCATCCTTATAATAAGCAAAACCACCACCATCTTTAGCTGGTACATTAGCTGGTTTATTCATAAAGCCATAAGCAGTAGAACCTTTAGGGTGAATATAATTTGCATATAATGGGAATGCACTAAGGTCTATTGCACTAAGTCTACTTCTTAAATCACCTCCCTCTGAATACCTCTGTCCATTATTATCTCCTTGTTGACCAGCAAGCTGTTGCTTAAAAGTTTCTTGTGCTGCTTGTAGCTTTGCCATAGCTGCTTGTAAACCTCTTCTACTAATAGGGTCATTAGGTCTTTCCTGGGACTCTTTTTGAGCTTTCTTAGCAGCATCAGCAAATGTCATATTCTTACCTTGTATCTTTAATGATTTAGCTAATTCATCAGGAATAGGTATTCTATTACTAAATACATAGTTATTCCAAATAACCTCTCCTTCCTCAACTAAATTAGGTTTGCCCTGATTATCTATTCCCATAGGTACACCTTGCAGAGGATTTTGTTCATGAGTACCTCCATTGTCAACAAGAGTAATACCATTAGTCCAATCCATGCCATTAGTTTGTAAATTACCTCCTAAAGCATATATAGGAGGAATATAGGCTTGTTTAGTTACTCCCTTAGTTTGAGCCTCTAAATCACCTTGCTCTAACTTTCTTTGAGCTACCTCATAATCAATAGCACCTCCTATTGGCATATAACCAAAATCTATAGGACCACCAAATGCAGAATAGTTAGCCATAAGCATATCATTTTGACTATCTTTTATATTAGCTAAATTATTCATAAAACTGTTATCTACCCAATCACTGGCTGCTTGAGCATCAGCTTTAAGTTGATTATATTTCTTTTTAGCTTTACTTGAAAACCAACCATCTTTACCTACAGTTGACTGACTAAATCCTATACTTGCTGGTGCTGAAGCCATGGCATTTCCAAGTGCGTCAAAGCTACCAACATCAGAAGTAAAGCTCTTCATCTTATTAACTCCAGTCTCTATTTTGTTAATATTTTCTGTATTCATTTTAGAACCAAAAGCTCTATTAACAAGACCTCCTACAACTTTTAATCCTGCACTTGCTACAGCTCCCCAAGGACCTGGAATAGCACCTGCTATATTGCTAAGTCCATTGATTACATTGCCTGCACCAGAAGTTAAACCACCTGCAATAGCATTGCCTGCCATACCTCCTACCATGCCTCCAATAGCACCAAGTGCTCCTCCTCCCAGTTTGCCCATACTTTGACCAATGCTGCCAAGACCTTTACCTGCTACTATGTCTCCTCCTAAATCATAGTAATTAGGAACAAGTATGTATGTTTGTTTTTTATTAGCCATAATATTAATAATTATTTATGCAAAGTTAAATAAAAGTACTTGATTAAACAAGTACTTATTGAAAAAATTAAAGGGAATGCAAGTAATTTACTTACACTCCCTTAACATTATATATGAAAGCCTACAGTTACATCATGTAATATCATATGTCTATTAGACCCTAAACTACTATTTGCTTTTTCAACATCTGTAGCACTTGGTTGAACTATATTATTGCCTAATTTAATATATGTCCAATTATTCCTAATTCTATCAAGTCTATTATGTTTATCTCTTGGTATATCAAGTGCCCATAATCTAAACTTCTTCTTAAGATTAGAAGGCTTAGCATTCTTGAAAGTAAGAGGGACTTTACCAGTATCTTGATATTCATTATATGCTTGAACATAATCAAAGAATAGTTTACTATTTAACCTATTCTTGTAAGGAGTATAAGTAACACTACCCCCACTTCCTACTACCTTGTCAACCCCATCTTGATAGAAGTCAGCTCTGAGCATTAAGTTAGTGAATACCTTATCACCTGCCTCATTAGAATTAGAGACAAAGGTAAAATCATAAGGTTTTAGTTCTCCAAAGAAATTATTATATTCCCCATTGAACATCCTCCAAAGACTACATGTAGAACCATCATTTTTAATAGCATAGAATTCATTACCTATATTAAACATGCCTGGTATTCCTCCATAATCAAAGAAAGAAATAAACTGCCCTAGTGTATCAGAGAAATTAATAGAAGTATCAGCATTAGATATATATAAATCACTATAGTTTTTATCATAGAATGTTTTTGCTCCTCTCCACTCATTAGCTCTCCATATTACATTAGACTCACTAAAAGTATTAAAGAAATTATCCATTCCATGAGAGTCACTGATAGCCATAAGTCCTTTTTCACTTAGATGATACAGTGCCTTAGTAGCGCTCTCTATAAAATATATACCACTTGAAGTTACCTGTATAGACCATTTATTAATACATCCTAAGTCTCCACTGAGATACCTCTTACCATCAACTTTGTAGTTATTGCTTATTTCCACAGGTACTCCATCAGAAGTAGGAATTTGCACTCTACTATTGAATAGAATGTTGCTAATTCCCTGTTGTTGAAAGCAGAAAATATTATCATTATAGGTATTTAATGAAGTGACTTCTCCCTTATCTCCTTCAAGGTCTAATATGTTAGCAAGAGTAATATTGGTCCAAGTGTCTACATCAGATGCAGATGTTTTAGTCTTAGTCCAAGTAACTGATGTTGGATATTTGTCAATCTTGTAATAGTCACTATCTAATACCCTATAATTGAAGAAATTATCTTTTTGTGTATATACAGAGTTAATCTTATTGAAATTAGTATTTAATATATTTAGATTAGAAATATTACCCCTATTCTTATCATACCTACCATCAATGTTAATCCTAGTTTCACACATAAAAGAGCCTATTTCAACAATACTGTTTGGGTCTTCAAGAGAAAAAGGATAGGTCTTAAGGCAGTCATACCTCTGATAATAGGTATCACCATACTTAAAAGTAATGGCCATATTTGGTGTTATAGGAACAGAATCTCCTGCTGGTAACCATAAGCAATTTTTTAAGTTAGCTTCATCATTATTCTCAAAGTTAGAAGTATTATCCCTTGTAAGCTCCCCTATTAATAATGAGGGGTATTGAGCAGTAAACATACTATTATATATAGTTTCTAGGTCACTGTCAGTAAGGCTAAACATTACATGAGGAGTAGTCTTATATTTTATTCTAATACTTTCTTTAGTAACTCTAAGCTTGGGGTCCTCTTTACCAACAGACTCAGCTTGTCTATCATACCATTGTTCATGAGATACTGGGTAAGGATAAAGCCCCCATTGAGTATTAAAATATAACTGTGTGTCAGTAAAACTAGGCTTTAGATTAAAATTCCATAAGGTACTATTTAGTATTCCTACTGAAGGAGTAGAACCTCCTGTTGCAAATATATTGCCATAAGCCTTCATAGGAATAGCCATAGTGTCAATATTACCATAATATACTTTATCACTTAGTTTTAGTGCAGTAACTTGGTCACTATTAAATAACTGTATCTTACTTATTCTTATACCTTTTTTATCCTTCCAGTCATTATTATTACTAAATTTAATATTAGATATAACCTTTCTTTTTAACACAGCAGACCTAGCCCCAGCATTAGCTGGTCTTATGGCATCATTATTAAGAGACCCTGACTTATGCCAAGGGTATATCATATATAACCAAGGATATTTTTCACTAGAATATTTAGTATACTTATCAGCATCCTTATTTTCATCTACTAAGAAGTCTTCATAGAATAACCCAGACAATAAACTCTTTGCAGCATAGGTATTTGACGAATACATAGTTCTATGTTGAAATCCCCCTGACTCACCAGCAATAGGAGGACTTGATGTAGATATATCTATATCCCCAAAACTTGAATTGAATGGAATTCTACCTACTATATTAAAGTTAAACTGGGAATAATTTAATGAGGCAAAGTTATCATCAAACTCTATATCAGGAGAGTGCATTGTGACTATACTTTGGTCTACACCATATATATTTCCCCAGTTTTTCCTATCTATAAGCTGATAATTTTCATCCTCATCACTATAACCATCCTTAATATATATACTACCACTTGGAGAGGAAGCTCCTTTAGCTCCCTTATTACTTACTTGATTGCCATATTCACCAATATATATATCTGATAGTTCTTGGGGAACTCCTTGTATCTCTGATGCTCTACTATCTCCCCCAAATAATGATTTATAATGATGATACTGAGCAGTAGCTCCATTTGAAATGTTATCAATTGAGTCTTTTCCTGAACCTGGAAATGGTCTTAAGAACCATGAAGACTGAACATAAGGAGCATTATTTATTCTATCCGCAATATTATATACTGTTGGGCATAACATTCCTTTAGCTACTACTATTCTATCTTGTAAGGAGGGTAATACTACTACACCTCTAGCTTTTTTATATCCTAACTTTAGTAGAATTGTTGTATCAAGATTATTTAATACACAAGTAGCTTGTGGTACTTTTAGTACTGCTATATCATCCTGAAGGTCTATACTTGGGGATACTGTATTTGTAGCATTACCTATTAAAACAGGCTCTGACCATTTACCATTGCTGTGTTGAAATTGGACACCAAACTTATAATGTTCATCCTTCATAAACCCAGCTGGATTATCTGAATATCTCTCAGGCGTTGTAGCAGTAAGTGTATTAGCATATCTGTAATTAGAGCCTCCTATGCTGGTAAGATATAATGATCTTGTATTAAAAGTGATAGGATTACCTTTGATAGCTCCTTTTATACTGGATGGTATAGAACTTCTTGATATTTGTATATTACCAAAAAACAAAGTGCCATCTTTTTGTGTAAGAGTATTAGCTATTATACTTTCTCCACCTACATATAACAATACTGTAGGGTCTATAGCTTCACCACCTTCATTATTGTCAGTATACACAAGGGCAGCATTCTCCGCAAGACTAAATGAACCAGTATCACTGATTAACATATCAGCATCAACATTACTATTATTCTTTCCCATTATAGGAAAGTGAAAAGTCAAAATTCCATCTCCTTGTGTGATGGTATCTTTAGTACCTATTAATATATAATCAGCATCACCAAAGGCATAAGTCCTCCTATTAAACTTAAATATTAGGTTAGGATAGTCAGACTTATTTATCTTCCAAAAATCAGCCTCTATAGTTGCAGTATCAGTCTTGAATGAGCCCCTTACTTTAGCTACTTTAGGAAGTAATCTTGGCAATTCATTATTACACCCAGGCTCATCTGTATCTAAGTCAGTTGATGTAATCTTACCCAATGGCTTATTACTATCATAGAACTCTATACTTCTAATATTATAATAGGCTAAATCAGGACTGAGTGGAACTCTCGTCATAGGGGCTTCCTTCATAAATAATGTACTTGGTATATGTTGTACATTGCCATAAGGCATATATACCCCACCTCCACTAGGAGTCTGACTATTTATGTCAGAGATAAGTATATCCTTTACTATTTTTACTGTAGGAGTGGCATCAATGCTTGTCCTGAATATAGAGTATATTCTGATGTAGTCAAAGTTTCTGTCTGGATTATTAATCACTATTCTAAAAGCATTGCCCATTTTCTCTTCAGGTGAACCAGCCCTTTCAGGATATGAAGTACTTAGTAATGGAGATACTTGAGAAATATTACTTTCCTGGCCATACTTGTTATAATATGTTATGGCATATTGTATTACACCTGCTGGAAATAACCCAGTATTACTAGCTTCTTTGTATATATGTAGAACATCCTTCAGCTCCAGTGATTTAATAAAGTCAAAACTATTGTTACTATAGTTCACTACAGCATTGTCAAGTTTATCCTTAGTTATATTAATGACCCTAGGTTGGTTTTTACCATCAACCCAATATACCTTCTGTATAAGCTCATTCTCATATATACCAAGAGTTTCTATTGGATGACTAAGCTCAAATTTCAGATCACCCTTAAATAGCTGCGTTATATTAAAAGGGTTACCTTTCTCAATCCTATAAATATAGTCATAGTTATTATCTTTGGTGAATACTGTTAGATAGTTATTAAGCACACAGTGCCCCAAATAACTACCATTCATAGTTATCTGGTTATTACTACCATCCACCACTTGAGAGGTGCCCTTTTCATTAGTCATAGCAAATAGAGTATCTCCCTCTCTTGCTGTTAATCTTATATTATGAGCATCCCAAAGATATTCAGCTTTCTGTTTAGAGATAGCTGAGTCTCTTTGCATGCCTGTGAATATATGTGAGTCTTGTTTAAGCATATTAATGATTTATTATATGTGATTGAGTACCACTGTCTAAGAAGCCATGTCTATGTTCATCTCTTGGTAATAGAGTATTCCACATGTTTGATATAGCCTCCATTTGGTCAATGGTTGGCATTATAATTTCACTCTGAGCCTGACCAACATAGAATGAGTACTCTTGGTCTGCTCTTGCTAATACTTGTCCATTAAGCTTACCTTGGTCAAATAATATAGTGAACCATTCTCTCTTTATATAAGCTTCAAGTGCTCTTGAATAAGAACTATTGTCTGGTATTAATGGATAACCCTCTTCATCCATTGGCATAGCTTGATAAGCTATTTCAATCTGACCTTGTTCTAATGGAGCAGTGAATATACAATTACCTTGTATCTTATAAGTTAAGTCACTTAATTCAGGTTTATTATTACTCATGTGAAAACTATCAGTAGTATACCTAAAAGTTCTCTTAGAGCCATCATTAAGTCTAACTTGTGTCATTTCATAATAATCACAAGGAAGTATACCTCTATAATCAACTATATCTATAATAGCAGTTTTATCTAAGAATGAGGGAGGAGTACCTACTATTCTTATAAAGTCTACTGTATAATCTACTACAGTTTCAAATGGTATATCTTGAAGTAATGGGTGGCGGGTTAGCCTGTCCATTATTAATTTTATACTAGTAAATCTCATCTTAGTTTATTAAAAAAGCATCAATTTCATTATCTTTTATTTTATCACTAAGTCTCTTCTTAAAAGACCTTGTAGGAGAAAACTCATAGAATGATTTATTAGGATATTTAGCTTTATTTCTATTATAGTAGAACTTAAATATTTCCTTAGCTTCAATTCTAATAAGTACTTTATTATTCTTAGCTTCTACATCCTCATTCCAGAGTTCAAGAGTTCTCTTCCAATCCACCATCATATTTGTCTTTACTCCTTCCTGACCTACTTTAATATGTGTTTTGAATTTCCTTAATTCAATTCTCCCCATATTTATTGGCAAATTAATATCATGACCTTGTAATAGCTGGTCTTGAAGGGATAAGTTAATGGACTTAATGATTACACCAAAGTCATGCTCAGTTATAGGCTGACCTATATTAAGCCACTTGTTTTTCTTTAGCCACCTCCAAGCCTCCTTAGTACCATAAGAATTAGTTATCTTGAAATTCTTTTTACTATTTAACTTGAGAGTAGTAGCTCTAAATTCATCATAGTTCATTACTTAGCACTTACCTTATTTAAGTCATCAGTAGCATTATTAACTATATCAGCAGGTCTATAAACAACACCACTTAATTCTTTCACAATAAGCTCAATCATTTGAGGTATAAGACCTTCTTCTATTGGGAAATCCATGTCAAGTATATCACATTTACCTGAAGCTTTAGCATCACAAGATAACTCTGAAGCCTTTGAACTATCCTCAAATACTCCTGTAAGTTGTACTCTTTCAAGGTATTTATATTGTGGGTTACTTGATTTTAAGTATAAATGTTTATTAGGAGCTAATGTGCTATAAATAATATTTTGTAAGAACCTATTATTACCTACATACTTAAATCTCTCTCTATTTATGTAGGTAATATTACCACTGAAGTAATCCATAGGACTTACCTTAGGTGTACTAATAGTAAGCATATTAGGTATCTCTTGCTTACTCCATAGGTAGTTGTTACTACAATTATCACCTTCAAATGCTTGCTTAGGCTCTAAGTCAAGACAGATAGTCTGATAATTTGACTCAGGTATTTCCTTCTTTATATCACTATATCTTTGTTTAAGTAAGAAAGTTCTATACTTATCAAGTAGAAATATTATGTGTTCTGTTTGTATTAAAGAGTCATCACTTATAATCTTTAATTCATCAAGAACCATACTAGTTAATTCTCTGTATGTACTCATATTATTATAATAAAAATGCTCTTGCAAAGATAGTTAAATATTACTATATCTGCAAGAGCATAATTAAATTTATATTGATAATATAATTACCCTTCTATGTTGAAGTCTTCTACATCCTTAACATCTTCTCCAGGTATTACTATGTCAGTCTTCTTAAGTTCTTCTATTACTTTTTCAGCATTAACAACTCTATGAGTTAATTCTGATATACTACCATTATACATAACTCTTTGATTTTTTGTATTATAATAATCTGGATAGGGTATTAGACAAGAGCTACCATATAAACAATATAAAGCTCTTTCTATCTTCTTATAATCTTCCTCAGTAATAAATCCCCTAAAGTCATTATTCAATAACTTATTTATATGGGAAAGAAGTAATACCCTTAAAACATCTGAGTCCTTTCTATAGCCTGTATTAGCTAAGTTAGTGAAGTATTTCCCTAAGGTATTAAATACAAAGTTATCCATGACAACCACAGTTATGGGTAACAGTTATAGGGGAAGTTTTACTGAACCACTTATTAAAATATTCAATACCTTTAATATAATGACCAGAGTCTATACTAGCATTTAGAGCATCATACCTAAGTATTTGGTCTATAAGACCTTGAGGTATAGTACAGTTATTACCATTCATTTCATTTATATAGCCCATGAAAGTATTATAGTAATTGCCCATATACATAGTCACACCCAAAGTGTTTATATTATCCATACTACATGGAGTATCAGGGGCAGGAGTGCCTTTTGCTACTATATAAACAAAGAATAAGTGAGAAGTAAGGTCAGTGTTATTAAGGTCTAATTTATCTAATTGAAGACTAATAGTTTTAGTATTACCTTCAAATTGCTTAGTAAATATAGGTTTAGATGAAGGTCCTCCATCACTATAAGTCTCCTCAGTATCTATGATTACTTTATCTATATATACATTATCATAATAGGACTCTTGTCTTACATTTGCTCCTATAATAAGTCTCTCCCCAGTGTTTGTTATCCTAAGTTCTTGTATTGAAATCATATAAATACTCTTAAATTAAAACAAATAAAGGGAGACATTATTGCCTCCCTTTAATATTTTTACACTGTACCATCAGCAAGTACAACACCAGAAGCAGCAATCAAAGGATTAATCTTTGCAATAAGAGCTGCTACACCCTTTGTAGGAACAATTAGAGTAATGTCTTTCTCAGACTTCTGTACACTCTCATTAGAACCTACATAAGCATAATGCAGTGCAATAGTGTCATATTCCTTACTTGGGTCAACTAAGTACTTAGTAGGCACATAGTCAGGGAAGCCAACCATTCTATATTGGTCTCCTCTTTCACCCATGTGGAAGTACTCATAGTCAGCCATCAGCTTACCATTCTTAATTGGGTCTCCAGCACTAACAACAACCTCACCCCATTTAGTAGGAGTGTAAGTATCTCCCTCCTTAACATCTACTTCAGTAGGTATTACATCAAAGGTAAGTGCCTTTTGCTGCTTAGTACCAAGAATCCAATCTTGTTCTACCTCAGTAATAACAAGGTTAGTATAAGTACCTGCTAAAGCACTTGCTTTAGTATTAGGAAGTACTTCAGTGCCATCACTAAGAGTAATCTTCACCAACTTAACAGCCTCTCTGCTCATATTCTTAGCAAGACTTAGTGCCATTTGCTTGTAGAAATCTGAAGCTGTCATACCATTAGTAGCATGAACTACACCATGTTTCCAATACTGAGAGTCTTCAGGAGATATACCTACATAGCCAGTAAAAGCTACAGTCAGAATATAATCTTGACCTGCAATAGGATTACCACCATTAACTGTAGCATCAAGGGTTACTGTAGCTACCTTAAGCTTTCTAGCCATATCCTTAGCCTTAGTTGTCTTACCCCAAAGAATGTTTTTAACTTCAATCAAATCACTTCTTACAATGCCACCAGCACCCTTATGCTGGAAATAGATTGCTGACTGGTCAGGTGTAGCTTTAACTAAAATGTCACCTAAATCTGTTAATGTAGCTACAGTTTCCTTTAGTGCCTTAGCTACATACACTTGATTTGCCTGATTAGTTGAAAAAATGTTCATTTTCTTTTAATGTTTAATTAAACAATATTACTCCTTTTTGAATTGAGAACCTCTTGATAATAGGGCTTCTCTAACAGCCATTTCAAGGATTTTCCTATGGAGTAGTGGATGTAGTGTACACTCTGTTTGAACACTCACACCATTTACACTTAAATCATCTGGTAAATTTTCAAGTACTATTGGGCTAGGCTGCTCAACATACTTAATAAGGTATTTACCAACCTTATATTTTGATATAATCTCTACTTCATGATTACCATAGTCAAGTCTTAAAGCTTTATACCTTGTAGGACCTCTGAATGGATTATCCTTTACTTTATTATATTCATCATGAGTAATAGGCATCACATTAGCTCTACTACCATCAAAACATCCTAATGTACTATCTTTGAATATAATTTGTTCAAGTGTTATAAAAGCAATATTATCTGGCAAGGTATAAAATACAGAGGAATTACTAACACCAATATTAGTTGAAGTATTAGGAGTATCATAAGACTTAGTTCTAACTAAGCTATCTAAATATCTTCTTAGTTCCTCAGTACTCTCAAATGCCCCTTGCATATCTAATCTCCCACTATATAATCCTACTACTAAGTCTTGTGCAGCCTTAGTTAAAAATACAGACTTCTCATACTCATCAAAAGTCATAGAATTGGGAGACTGCAAGTAACTTGAAATAAGGGTATCAAATTCATTAGAAAATTCTGATGTTGTCATAGGCTTTATTCACTTCTTTGTCCTGCTTGTATGCTGGCATTTACATCACCAGTCCATGCTATCTTTGCTAACTCTACAGCTCTTTGTAATATCTCTTCATGACAAGTAGAGTCTAACTCACAACATTCTCCATTAGAGTACTCTGTTTCAGAACCATTTTTACCATCTAAACTTATATCCTCACCAAAAGCATCATTGAAGTTTTCAAGGATTATAGGCATAGGCTTTTTTACATACCTAATATTGTAAGTCCAAGTAACCCCCACTTTACTTCTGTCTCTTAGTGGTAAAATAACTTCCACTACAGGTACCTTTTCATTACTTGAAATCATAAGTCTCCAAGCTTGATATTTAAGAGGTTCTTTATATGGCTTAGACATTAACCTTGTATATTCATCATATGAGATAGGTATAACTTGTCTAATAATATTACCTTCACTTGCAGTAATTGTTTCATTTATAATTAAGAAACAATTACTTGGTAGCATAGATAAATAACCTCTTGGGTCAATCTTCAAAGCACCTTGGACAGTTGTATTAGCAGAGATAACAGTATTCTTAACTCTCATCAACATTGAGAAATCCCATTGTCTTTTAGAATTTGAGTCAAACCCTTCTTGCAATTTATTAGCTTTAGGATTGAAGTAATTCTTGACTAGCTCATTCTGAGCTTTAGTCAAGAACACTGATTTCTCATATTCATTTAGACCAGGAGCCTGATTACTTGTAATATTATTATAAAGTACATCAAATTGGTCTGAAAATTCCTTTTGTGTCATACTACTTTAGTTTAGCCTCTATAGTAAACTTGAGGTCTTGATGCTTAGGCTCATTTAAGAACATAGCAGCAATATTAAGTGTTGGGTCTTGGCCATTATTACATAGAGGAAGATTACCATCTCTTAAGTATAAGTAATTACCTCTATTAGCAATAACTCCAGCCTCAACTGCTTTCTTAATTAATACCTTAGTTGACAAGAGAGGGTCAGTGATTACTTTGAGGAATAGACCTGCATTAGCTTGAATAAGGTCATCTGCTTTAGTTTGTAGTACATCAAGCTGAGTACTCTTAGCAGTAGGTCTACCATCAATAGTTTCAATGATAAGTCTCATGATGTCAATGTTATCCTCAACCTTACCAAGTTCTTTGTAACATTGTTTCTTATAAGACATTCTATTGGTAGCTACCTTAGTCTTCTCTGTGTCAGAGACAATGACAAATTCATAAGTAGCTTTAGGTTGGTCTTGAAGGGCTTGTAATGAAGGAGCTATATAATCCTTATTAGCAAGCAATATCTTGTATTTGATATAGTCTGTTGGGTCAGATAAATCAAAGAAATTATCTTGTTTAAGTAGAGTTACACTTGAAATACCATTAGTATTAGCAGTACTCCAAAAGTTATTATTAGTTCTATATACACTCATGGCATTAGCTTCAAGACCAAGAGTATATTCAAGGAAATCCTTTTCCTTCTTAGTAAGAACATCAGCAAATGCTCCTGACTTTAACAATGGTACTGTGAAAGTTCTCTTAGCTGTCTCAGCCATACCTCCATATAGTACATGTCTATGGTCAGTAATCATACCTGATTGCTTAGGTATATGTTTAACACATACTCTTTCATTTCTAAGACAGTTAATAAGCTGTGCTCTATCTACAATTACTTTAGTAGCCTTAGGCTCTTCAGTAACCTTAGTAACTGGCTTAGCTACTTCTTGTAAATCCATATCTGTTGTATCAGGTATATTATCAATTTCTGGGTTACTATACTCTACCTTCTCATCCATATTCTTTATTCTTGGCATAATCTTCTCCTATTATGTTTTTATTATTTATTTCAAATAAAAAAAAATATATAGTAAGGTAGTATTACTACTACCTTACTTATATATTGAAAATTCCTTATGCTGCAAGTACAGCAGGAATTAGTGACAATGTTCTTGTTGGGTCAAGCACACAGATACCAAGAGTTGCCATCTTGTGTATAACTGCTGCATCCTCATCAAAGGACATATATGGGTTATTCTTTTCACCAGTGAATGGGTTTCTAATACCCCACTGATAACCTCTATACTCAGTATCACCCTTTACAGCACACTTGAAGATATTAGGCTGGTCCATAGTACCAATATCCATAATATCATACCTGTAGCTAAATGCAGGACCACCAAGTGGGTGTTGTATCTTGTTTCTTACAGGGTCATCATAGTATGGGTCTACATCAATCTTAACCCTAACACCATTAGGTGCTTTGTATTCAACAAACTGGAAGCCAGCTGAAAGTGCATTTGTATGTAGATTAGATTGAGTCTTCTGTATAATACCTAGTGCTTCACCATTTAGTGTAAACTGAGTCCAACCACTAACCTCTTTAAGAACAGCCTTGTGGAACTGAATAGCTCCTCTCTCACCTGTCTTAATAAGGAAGTATCTGTCACCCATACCAAGCTTAGCTGCTGATAGTTCATATAGAGCATCTTCAATAAGCTTTAGACTAAACTGGTTGTAGAACATAGTATTAGCAACTTCCATTTGTTCATACAAACCTGCACCAGTTTTAATAGATACACCTGACTTACCAATATTCATGTACTCACCATTAGCATTTCTATTAGATCTACCAAAAGCAAGTGCATTATTCTTATAATCAGAGAATTGCTGTTCTACCTCATAGTCAACATAGTGCATCCACATATTCATAGTGGTTACCTTACCATTGTCTACTACAGGAATACCTACAGCAAGCTTTCTATTAATCTTATTACCTGGTACCTTATGCTGAATTCTGATTGTAGAGAATTCATTTCTCATAGCTACACTTGAGCTAAATCTTACATCACCAACCTTTCTTGAAAGCTCACTCTCAACAAAAGCTGCCTCAATAGAGAACTTCTCACCAGCAAGTAGTCTTTCAGCAGGAATACCCTCAGTATTACCACCTGCAAGTTCTACCTTATACACTGCATTAGTACCTTCCATTCTTGCATCACCAAGAACTCTAAACTGATAAATTTCATTGAGATTACCTACAATGAACTCACCATCAGCAAACCAATCTTCTGGGAATACTAAATAGAAAGGAGCAGTACCTGCACCAATCATCTTACCATTATCTTCTACTACAACACCATCCTCATCTCTTGCTTCAAGCAATGGGATATTTCTCCTTGAAGAACCAATTACATCCCAAGTGTACTCCTCATCATTCTCAAACTCTCTTGTTGGGAATTGATTAAGCAGAGTGTCAAGTGTCTTACCTCTTTGATAAGCCAAGAGTTGAACCATCAAGTTAGTAGCCTTCTGGGGTGCTCTTTGAAAGATAGCACCAAGGTGGTTATCCTTTGTCAAGCCTTTCCAATAAGAAAACTCTCTGGTTTGAAATTTACCTAGCAAATTTACAGCCATAAATTTAATTAATTAAAAATTATTTTCATTAGTTATAGTGCAAGTCTAATTCCCTTGCCAAGGTAAGACTCATTATCATCTACTCCCGAGCTAAATCTAAGATTACCATAGCTGTCTCTTGAAGTATTGTTTATCTTACCTTCAAGGTCTTTTAAACCTCTTTTTACTTCTTTCTTTACCTTACCTTTAACTAAACCATCAAGGTTCTTAAAGCCATCAGTAAGTGTGAAAATAAGACCTAACTTTGCAAGAAACTCATCACTATGCTCAGACTCAAACTTCTGCACTGCTGTGTAAAACTCCCCTGTCTTAGGGTCTTTATAAATAGGCTTTGATATACTATCAAATACCTTCTGCTTAGTAGCATTGTCCAAAGTAATTTCACCAAAGAACTTCTGATTATCATCAAAAATACTGTCCTTCAATTTGGTGGCTCTTGCTTTCCTCTTATTCTCTTCCTCCTCTTGTGCAGTCTTAGCATCTTCAAGAAGTTTATTATAGCTATCCTTGTAGAATGACTTATTACTATTAAGTGCTTCAATAGCATCCTCAATATCAGTGCCATTATCAAGTGCTTTTTTAACTTCTCTTTCAGCTCTAGCCTTATCAAAACCTCTATTTATAAAGTCCTGATATATTAATCTAGACCTAAGATTTTCAAACTGTTCACCTTCAGATTTAAGGTCTTCCTCCCTAATACTATCAAGATAACCAAGTACACCTTCATATTGTCTTATAGCATCTGGCTCAACATTATTGTTGAGAGCGTCTATAACCCTTTGCTGTTGTTCATTAAGGTTTGACTTAATGTGTTCATCAATAGCTTTTCTAAGGTCTTCAGGTGTCTTAATATTCTTAATAGTTTCTTCATTAAGGTTTGGAAGTACCCCTTCCTCTGTCAAGGCTTCAGCAATGGAAGAGAAGAAGTCAGTGTTAGGAGAAGTGCCTTTACCTTTATCAGAGTCAGGGTCTTCCTTTTCCTCATTATTTTGTTCTTCACTACCTACGCTCTCTGATTCACCTTCACCAAATAATGAGTTTGGGTCAACCTCAGCAGTGTTTGTTTCTTCATTATTTTTACTCTCTTCAGTACCTTCATCTGAAGGTTCATTTGCAGGAGGAGTATCTTCCTGTTTACCTGTGTCATTGAAAAGGCCTATTTCAGCCTCATCAAGAATATTGTCTAAATTTAATCCTTCCATATTATATATTCTCCTATATTAGTTTTGCTAAACTAATGCAAAGTTAAATAAAGTTTATAGGATGTACAATATTATAAATAAAATTGTTATATCCTATAAACCTTTTACTTAACTTTGGCTATTGTATAGTAATAGTAATTGGCTCTTTATTATCATTAGCTGCCTTAAGTAACTTATATAAGTTTGTCCAAGTAGCTTGACTATTAATAACCTTTCCTTTTACTTTATTTTCCCCAACAAGAATACACCCTTCTGTGTCAGCATCCTTATTACCTGCATGAATTAATATTCCTTCAAAGCCAGGAACATTAACAAGTCTTGGTATATATCCTTGTGTGAAAGCCGCATACTTATACTTGTTGAAATTACTATACTTAGTACTCTTTATATTGAGAGTTACAGTATATTTACCATAAGGTATAGCTGTCTCTCCATGCACCTTTATCTTATTTATTTCTTCTAGACTCATGGTGCTTGAGAGTTTTCTGTTCTTGTCTTCAAGAGTGTCACAATAGTATGCTCCATTAACCAATAGACTACCTATTGTATAAGTAGGCCCATTATATCTTCTATTTAGTGTTAGCTCCATTTTTATATCTGTTTTTAATTTTGCTTATCTCAGCATCCTTAGTTTTAACTTGTATCTTTAAGGATTTCTGGTACTCAAGCATTAAGTTAGTTACTTGTTCTCTTAGTAATTGTACTTCTTCTTCTAACCTCTCATTTCTCTTTAAGGCTTCTTCCAGTCTATCTTTATTATCATCAGATAGTCTCATGTAGAACTCAAGAGATTTTTGCATGTTCCCTATTAGTGAACTGTCTATTTCAACATTATACTTTTTCCTTGCTACTAACCAAGAGGTCAATGTTCCTATCATAGTAGAAACAGCCCCTATAATAGCTATTACAATCTCATTTCCAATCATTTAATCACCTCTACATATTTTTGTTTATTAATAGTAATATAAGGATTTTTCTCTTTGATATCTACACTTACTTCAATGTGTTTTTTCTGAAACCATCTTATAAAGAATACTTTAGATGGTTTATTATTGTAAACCTTCTTTGTACTTATTAGTACATACCTCTCACTATTAAATGTGGGAGTGACTACAAATGTAGCTGGGTATCTTAAAGACAAATTCAGCTTATACCATTTATCAGTTAATGTAGTATCTATGTTTGCCTTATTTACAAATATTGTATCTACAAAATTAATAGTGTCTGTTTTAGTAGCAGCTGATAACTGATAAGATGCTGCTTGTAAATTCTTATCCTTTATTCTTTTTTCCTTCTTGACCAGCAATAATTCTCTTATTAAAGAGTCATTAGATTGTCTAAGGTCATTAATAGTTTGTTTGAATAATAAAGCTTTATTAGGGTCTTGTTTTTCACTATAATTATAAGCTCTTTCATTATTACGAGATATAGTGTAGAGCCTTTTATATTTTTGAGCATTTTTATAATAGGTTATAGTGCTTCCTACTAAAGAAAGCAGCATACCTAATATAATTATATATAGGTATTTCTTCATATACTTATTTTTTTTTTTTTTGAGGTGCAAATATAAACAATTTTTCAGTATTATACAATAGTATTAATAAAATACTAATACTAATATAAAACAAAAATAGGGAGTAAGTATTAACCTTACCCCCTATCTATTATCTATACCAAAGATTATTTGTCTCTACATAGTCCATAATAGCTTTAGCCTCAACTTTAGCTTTAGCTCTAAAATCTTGCATAGTATTAAATTCCTTTAATATGACTGGGTCTTCTTTACCTATAAGGTAATTGTTTATAACTGATTGCATTTTATCAGTTGGGTATTCATCTGATATTATTGCATTTGCAACAGAGTCATAATCTAAAACATTAGGAGGTAAAGTATATGACTTCCATTTATACCCATTATCAGTCTTAGTAATGAGGCAATTAACAGTAGCAACTTGTTGTCCTAATATTATATCCTTGCTAAATATATTAGGTTGTTCTGTTCCATAATACCAATCCATAATTTGTTTTTTTTTTCAATTAAAAGTTTACCATATTAAAAATCAGTTTCACTTAATAAAAGGGAGGAAGTTCCCCCCCCCCCAATATATTAAAAAGTAGTTACAGCCCTGACAGATGCACTATAAAATTTACCACTATTCTCATAGTAATTACTAATACTTCCATTACCTTTATTAATAGTATAGGAAGTAAGTGAATCACACTCAGTAGACGACCATAAGTAGTTTACAATGGGTGAACTAAATAATCCCATATTACTTGCTTTAGCAAATACAGCCTGACTATTACTTATATCATTTCCCTGTATTATATAGTAAATTATTCTTGCTAGTTCTCCTGCTGATGGTAGCCACCATTTATGAGCTTTGAATTTATCACTTAATACTTCTCCAGGTTTTACAGAAGGTTCATAAGCATGACATATAGAAGCTGCTGGATAATAATATTGTCTATAAAGATTACTGTGTTTAGACACTATATCTGTTATACCCTGCATAAGTGAAGAATATTCTGACAAACTACCAGCTTTTGGTATGGGTAAGTTGACTCCACTATCTGATAAAATAATATCCCTATGCTTTATAATAAGTAAAGTATTATAAAGACCATATGGTATATATTCTCCAGTAGAATAATCCCCTAAACCTTCAGATAATGTAACTTGCTTCTTCTTTAACTGTCCTACAGCTACATTTTCAGGGAATACCTTGAAGCCTAAATTATCAGTAACACCTCCCCCTCTATAATCTGTTTCAGTAATAGCCTCAATACCCTCTGCAGAAATATTTTCAAGAATAGGTATATCATAGCAATCATAGCTGGGCCTGTCTGTTAGTTTAACTCCAGTTATTCCTCTCCCAGAACTATTAAATAACCCCCATGCATCCTCACTTCCAATATCAGCTAAAGAAACCATTAGTCTATCTGTTTCATCATCAGGGTTTATATAAAAACAAACACCTACAGGAGTCTTTGAACTATCATATTCATCTGAATATGAACCATCAGCATATACTATATCACCAAGTGCAGCTTTCTTAGGATAGAAATTAACTTTCAATGTAGAGCTGATTACAGATGAATCTGACTTAGTTAGTTCACAAGTAATTGTAGCTGTTGGTAGAGGGGAATCAGTACTCTCCCCAGTCTTAATTACATTTAGTACTCCCGTATTACTATCTATAGTAGCCCATATATTTCTATTAATAGACCATCTAATTTGAATAATATTATTACCATTTATAGGTGTACCAATAAGGCCATATGAGTATTTGCCAACCTGACTACAATAATTCTTACCTGTAATTTTAATTGAAGTAAGATTAGTACTACTATATTTTACTTGTAATTTGTTAGTAGAAACATCTACATTACCCCATGCCTCTATAAGTTTTAACTTTAATGAAGTATCTACATTTATTCCTTCTCCAAGAGTTATCTTACCAGATAAGTTAGCTCTTATTTCAGCAAGTTTCCTAATTAATCCTACATCATTTATATTCCAATTTATATTGTAAGCTATAACATTATTTAATGGTGCTCCTGCTTGATAAGCAGTATTGACAATATTAAACACATCAAGCTTAGGACAATTTGTTATTTTTATCTTTGATAAATTAGAATAAGAGTCTATGAGTAATCTTGAGTCTATAATATTGGTAAGACCTTTCAGGGTTAAATCTGTCAATGTACCAGACATATTAATGTTTACCAATGTAGGAGTTGCTGCAAATAGTACAGAGTTAAACTTAGTACCAGAAGCACTAAACTCTTGTAAAACATTAGCATTCTGAATATCCAATGTACCAGAAAGAGTTACTATATCTTTTAGCTTTAGTGTCTTTAATACTGGACAATTTATTGTAATACTATTTGGCCTAAACTCCGTAACATTATCCTTGCTTTCAACTATAAATTCAGTAAGTCTTTCCCCAAACAATTGGAAAGCTTCTCCTAAAGCCTTATCACCAAAAGGACCAAATGATTTATAGTAATTAGCTCCATTAATAAACACATCAGTATTACCATCAGCAGTCATACCATCAAGTATATAAGTTTCCCCAGCTTTAACTCTCTGTGGTCTAGTTTTACCTACACCATAGAACATTGTTTGTCCTACACCACCTTGAACATACAACCACATTGCAGGTGTAAGTTTGAAGGAGTAAGTTGGGTTATCACCAGTAGTTTTCTTAATAGACCTAAACATTAAACAGTTATTACCTCTAACTGCAAATTCTCCATATCCTGCATATGATGATAAATAAATCTCTCTTAGTTTCCACCATTGCTGCTCAGCTTGTAGTTGGTCTCCAAGAGATTGAGTAATAGGTGCAGTGGCATTAGAGTATGTTCCATTTTTAACTGCTTTAGAAGCTTCTTCATATAAGAGTCTTGCTACTTCATTATAAGCAACAGCAGGGAAATACCTTTGTACACTAAAGAAATATTTATCCATAAACTTAGTAGGTGAACCTGCTATTTCAGCCATAGTTGTGAGAATAGTTTTCATCATATCTCTAAGTTCATCAGGGTAAGCAGCCTCTAATAGGTTAAATAGATTATTAGCCTCTCCATTCCAATAGTTATTACCTGTTGGGTCTAAGTCATGCTCTTCAACATAATATGGTTTATTCTTTCTACCAACATTATCTGTCAACAAAATAGTGTCAACATCATCTTGGTACCAGCATATCAACAGAGTAATTGGGTCTAAGTAAGGATAGATATTTTTACACCTATTATCAGATGCACCTATCTTCTTCATTTCAGTCATAGAGAATAAAGTGTCCTTTATATTATAGTACTTACTTAAATTCTCTCTTACATCATTAATTCTAGCTGTAATAAACATTTGATTTATTGCCTGCCAATCAAGACCACTTGCTATATTACCACATTGTTCATTAATATTGAACTTATCATAAGTACCACTAGTCTTATGAATAGAAGAATATACCCAAGAGTTAGTAATATAATCCCACCTAAATAGGTCATACTTCTTATAGGTATTTTCATCCTCAGTAATCCAATATTGTAAGTTTTTATCAGCTGCTATATCATTTACTAAAGCTGTGTAATTACCTTCATGAGGAGCTATTCTGATAGAGTGTTGGAATACATAGTTAAAAGCATCTCTAAACTTAGTAACATTCTTTTGGTTTCCCATATCATAGTCCCAAGATACTTCACCATTATATATATAAGCTTCTTCTTGCTCACTATAAGTAACCTCATCATCCATCCAAGGTACTCTGTGCTCAGTAAGAGGTTTACCATTATCAGAACCCTCAAGCATTAATAGATTAGGGAATTTACTCTTATCATAACCAAAGGTAGGTTTATCTGCCTTACCTGGACCAAAGGTAGCAAAGCTGTAAAACACTGGCTCACTATCAGGAGTTTCTCTTACAAAGTATAAGAATGGTTTTTCAATAATAGCTGCTCTACATTTTTCAAAGCCTTCAGTATTAGTAATACTATTACCTCCTATTATCTTCTTCCAGAGGATATTATAAGCTTCTGTTTCACCCATCTTATGACTTTGCATAGAAGATGCCCAGTTAATCTTTGTAACTAACTTCTTTGCAGCAGGTACATCTGCTGTAAGAGGATAAGCACCAGAGATAACTTCTCCCTCATCAGGAGTAAACACAGAGTCTTTATTCATTCCATATTGATGGTTCCATTTCCAATAACCTTTAGAAGAAGAACCTTGACCCTTAATACTCATATTATTTATAACACCTGAGTGATGTGGGTCTCCTTGAATATGAATTTGAAGAGTACCTCCATTAGGTATACTTGATTTAGCTAAATATGAAGGAACAGGGCCAGTCCATATTAAACAATTGTACTTTTCATAAGCCTTTGAGAATGATATAGTACCATCATCTGAGAGAATATCATTAGCATCTCTAAAAGCTATCTTTTGAGTCACTGAAGGCAAAGCTGCAATATAATCTTGTCTAATATCTGTTGATGAAAGCTTCTTCTTATATACCCTCATACCATAGATATCAATATCAGCACCAGTGGAACCTATTCTAATACCTTGTGATGTTTGCTCACTACCAACATAACCTACAAAAGTATCTGTAGCTAAGTACTCAATTTCTCTATTGATAATGCCATTAATAAATAATCTAATATAGTTCATACCTGTTGAGGCTATATTATAAATTATATTAACAGCAATATGTGTTCTAACACCTTCTTGGAACATTATATCTTGGTCTCTTCTAACCTTCTTACTTCCTGTCATAAATACAGCCTCAAGAGGTTTTAATTCAAAGCCAAGAGGATTTCCATCACTACCATAAGAACACATTCTTATAATAGGTAAGTTCTCATCACTTATATATTTGGTCTTAAAGTCAAACTCTATAGTAACTGAACTTGTATTCTGAGAAGTGCCTATAAAGTCACTAAAAGACTCATAGTCAATAGTTAGTTCTCTACCAGCAGGTACTCTTAAGCATTTAACATGATTTTCATCTTCTACCCAGCCATCATTTGTAAAGGCAAAGTTATTGAAAGTAGAATTAATAGTATTACCATTGCTATTGTTAATAATAGTATTTGGAGTACTTTCACTATTACTTCTTACTTTAGGGTTAAGAATAAAATCAGCATCAGGAGTAGCTGCAAAACTTTCAGAATTATCTATAGTGAAAGATACTACATTTGCAATATCTTCAGAAGCATTATTAGTAGTATGGAGATAAGCATTAATAGTCTTTGCTGTACTCTCTACCTCAAACATATTATTAAAATGCTGTATAACTCCATTAGGTATATTACTAGCTATGAAACTCAAATAGCTTGTAGTTCCTTTATAGTCAGTAATGTTAAAGTTTACTGTGGTACTATTAGCTTTAGGATTATAGACACTATAGTCAAACATAGTAGTCTCAGTCCAGTTACTTACTTTAGACTTAACATTATTTATTATGACATAAGTTTTCTCATTACTTGGATTAGTGTTTACCATTACCTGAGAATATACTTTGTCAGTAATAGTATCTCCGCCATCTACTGTCAACCAAGCTTCTATTTTATGAATACCATGCTCTAATACTTTTACTGTATCAGAGTCAGTATCAAAGAATTCAAATGTTTTTGGGGTTTCTATATAAATAGAACTTCCTATTGTAAATTCATTCTCTCTAAATTTAACTCCATCTATACCATATATTCTAATGTGGAGAGTCTTAGCTACAGCTCCTTGCATATTATATGCTAATTGTAGTACTGTTCCTGAGATTGGAGTTTGCCATTGAGTTGCAAAAGATAAAGACAAAGTAGTCTTTACTACACTTACAAAAGAAAGATATTTTGTGGTCTCACCACTATTATCTCCTCTAACTACTACTCTAATCTGTTGATTTCCTGTCTCCAATATCTTAGATATGTCAATATCAGTATATTGAGTTGACTCATAAGGAACAGATATAATAGACATACTACTTACTTTCTTCCAAGTACTAGTGCTATCTACTCTTCTTTCTATTGTAAGAGTTCCTGACTCACCTGTTTCCTCAGTAGTCTGTGTAATAGGATTATACATTTGTGAGGTAAACTTTATCTTTAATTTAACAGTACCGTCAGTTGATACAATTAAAGATTGATTAGAAGTAGTAAATAAACCTACTACATAACTAGCTCCTTGCTCATGAGTATCTGGAAGTATTTCATCCTGCAATACTAGAGAACTGTTCTCTGTAGGATTATCTAACCATAATTGGTAGCTAGCTTTATCAGCAAAACTCCTTGTATGGAAATATCCATCTGACTCTCTGTTTTTAGAGGTAGCTCTATAGCCTGTCTTTTTGTTAAGAGTTTCCTTAATAAAAGCCTGAACAGATTCACCGCTATAAGGTAATTGATTTCTGCTGTCTAGACCCCAATCTTCTGACATACTCTTGATTGGGTTATAGCTGACTTTTTTGTTTCTTTTTGCCATAATTTATAAATTAGTTTTTCCAACCTTCATCATTAACCCAAGGCTTATCATTAACCCACCATCCACTGCCAAAGCAGCTTCTAATGCCTTCCCAAATAAGTCTTGCTGTATGATTTATAACAGTATAGTACTTGGCAATTCTTTTACCACCAAGTACCATACCAGTTATTTCTCTATGATTATTTTTACCATCATATAACATAGTTATTCATCTTCAATAATTGCATAATCATACCCCTCCTTAAGTTGCCCATTAGCAATAAGTTTATCCATTTCAGCCTCAGTGACTATTATCCTTGGATGAACATGCTCTGTGAGTTTACCAACACCAGGCACATAGACTGCTTCTGATGTAGTAACAGGATATATTTTATCATTAGGGTTATCAGTAGCACCTCTAAGATTACCTTCTTTTATAACTCTTATTTTGCCCATAGTTATTATTATTAATTCTTTTTCTTGAGTTGTGCTCTTTTTATAGAATTACTCTGTTCAACCTTATGCTTTTCAAGTTCAAGCTTTTCTTTATCAAGAGCTAATCTCTTATCAAATTGCCTTATTTCTTCAGCAAGTTTAGCTTTATCTTTCTCACTATAAGTATCTTCTATACCATCATCATCATAAGCTTTTACATAGCCTTCAGCTGTGATATTAGCAACAAGTACCTTAGTCTCATTATCTCTAATATTAGCTTCTTCTCTTTGCTTGGTTTCAAGTTCTTTAGCTTGAGCCATCATTTGAGCTTGTTCTTGTTGAGCCTTTAATTGCTGCTGTTGAGCTTGCTCTTGAGCTTCCTTAAGGTCATTCTCATTCTTCTCAACAAGTCTTTGTTTCTCAATAAGAGAAGCTGATGAATAGAGTTTCATTATAGTAGAGAAGTTAATAGTTTGATTTTGCAATGCTGCTTGGGCAAGCATATCCAGCTTCTGATTAAGTTCTTGTACACCATTTCCATTGTCAACAAGTAAACCATAATCTGCTTCTGCAAACTCATCACCATCTACATCTGTAACTCTCATTGAGCCATCAGATAATATATACTGGAATTTCTCTTTTCTACCTTTAAGTGCTATCTTAGCTGTTTCAAGGAAACACTCAAGTGCTCTTCTCTTAACATCATCATGTATAGTAAACAGCCACTCTGTAATATATGATGATTGTAAAGTAGCTCTTTCAACACCACCTACTGTTTCTCTATTACTAACTTGACCTTCTCTTTGCCTAGTAATACCAACTACATCAGACATTTCAGACTTAATATATTCAAGTGTTGATATATAGCCTTGTATCACATTACCAAGTTCTGCATCAATAACTCCAGAAGTACCACTCATAGCACCAGCTAACTTACCAGTAGCTGCACCTATGTTACCTTCTTTGAAACTGTCAATTACAGCTAAGTTATTATGTTTAGCATAATAAAGCCATTTATCTATATTCCAACCCTTAGGTACTTTAGCAAGGTCAAGTTGAACTATCTTACCCCAATTCCTTGCTATTACTTTATTAAGTCTATCATGTATAGCATCATACATATAGTTATATGGTTTCATCATATCAACCATACTAAATGGCTTATCGTCATTTAGATTATATATAGAACCTACAATACCAAAATGACATCTTGAAGGATTACTTAGTCTATTATACTGAATGGGTCTTGGTCTCATATTAACATAAATATCTTCACCTATCTTAGTACCTTCCCAAGCCTCATTAATATAATATACCCATTCCTCTTCTCCTCTATCTTTATCTATTACATAGCTTTCAGGATAGAAGTTATAAACCTCTTCACCTGTCTCTAGGTCATATGATTTAACCTTCTTTATTCTCCTTCTTGACTTCCAATACATTCTTAGAACTCTTATATTTCCAGCAACATCATATGGGAGTAAAGAACTATTAGCACCACTAAACATATTAAGAGGGTCAAAGAACATTTCATCACTATCAATAATATCATCTATCATATGATTATTAATAAACCCAAGTCTTTCATCCCTTTCTCCTACACTATTAGTGCTACCAAGAGTAGCAGGAGGACCACTTTCTATATACTCTCTATCCTTAGGAGTTAAGACATCATAGTAAGAGTCAATTATCTTAGCAGGAGACCAATAGTCTTCAAGGAGTATAATATCAGCATCTTCAATCTTATTACTAAAACCAGACTTAAATACTCTTATCTTAAGAGGATTAACTCTTTCTATGACTGGCTCTCCTCCCCTAATATCACACTGGTAGATTTCCTCTCCAATAGTCATGGCATCCATAAAGCCTTCATTGAATATAAGGGGCATATCATACTCTTTAACATAGTGATTAAGAAGACTGTTAGCTCTTACTTCCCTCATGTCTTGCCATTCATAAGTAAAGTAATCTCCTAACTTATTAAGGTTATTCTGATAATCTTCTTCACTTTGTGATTGATTAGCCACTAACTGTTGTAGCATTGCATATACCTGCTCCTTTTTACTATTCTCTTTTTCTGAGATAGCATTAGGATTAGTAACTACTACTCTAAAGTCAAATATCCTTTTACTCTCTTCGCCCCTAAGTACATTTAGTTTACTATTTATAATAGGGTAATGTTGAATAGAGCTAGGAGTAAACTTTTCTTTTACTTGTTCAGGATTAAGTATAATCTCAAGGTCCTGCATATGTAGTTTTCCATTCACTAAGTCATAATTAATTTTCTTATGAATTACTGAATTTCTAACAGGACTATAGTTAAAGAAAGTCTTTGAGTCTGCCCAATCCAGGCATTGCTTTCTCCATACTTTATTCTTTCTGCTAAAAGGTATTTGCTGAGCTGGGAATTGTACTACCTCACTCATATATTTTACTTTTATAATTCTTACATTAAATTTATTGCAAAGATAAATAAAAAGAATAAAGTACACAAGCATTAAACAAATTTATTTAGTGTAAGTGTACTTTATTATTAATTATCTATAGTCGTAGTTTCTCTTAAAGAAATCATCATTGCTTAGGTCATTAGCATCAGCTTTATCAAATTTATCTTGGCTTATACTTCCATTATATAGTATCATCTTTTCTTCTCTATATAGCATAACCATACCTAATGACCTCACTCTATCCACATTTATTTCAGGAGTAAAAGCAATAAGCTCTTGTAGTAAAGCTCTATTCCTTATTCTATATAAATTAGGTATCATCACTTGTTTATCCTTCCCATCCTCCTGTATTATAGTAGGAATAGGTTTTAACAACCAATCTTTTATTCTTTCATTAGCATATAAGTTAATTGCAGCTGAAGCATTTACACCTTTAGCATTGCTACCAAAACTTGAATACTTAACAAGTTGCTTGTCTCTAAGGTATTCAGGAGTGTCTGCAAGTAAATGTAAACAACTCATCTTTGCAAAGTATGAATATATACCTTTCTTGTTAGACTCATATAGACATCTACCATTGTAGAATAGACATAGTAATCTTACTATCTCATAGTTTTCATCAGCAAATGATTGTCTACCAGTATACTCTGCTACTATTCTATCAGTGAATAAGTCTAATACAAAAGTGGATGATAAAGAACTTGAGTCTGCTTGGTCATTATCTACTGGGTCATGCCCTAATATATATCTATTATCATATATCTTTCCATTATGGTTTTTCTGAGGCATTTCAAATATCTCAATAGCACCTTTGCTTGTATTATCCTTTAAGGGGAATACTCTTATAGGACTATCACTATTTGCTCTAAAGACTACATTACCTTTATCATCTTGAACTAAATTACCTACATATACATCATCATAAGCCTTAGGGTCTGAGTCTAATTGCAATAGCCTTTCTGTTAAAGCCTGAACAGGGAATGAGGTAGATTTAATTTTAATAATAGCTTCTGCTGGAGTTATAGGCATCTCTGCAATAACTCTTATTACAGTATTAGGGTCCGCTGATTTATACTTGGCATTATACCTATTCATTAATATTTGCTTAAGAGCTTTAACTACATCAGATACTCCATCCTTATTCATACAGCCTTTTCTGTTAACATAGGAAGGAAAGAAAAACCCAAACCTCTTTCTACCTTGACCATATTTATCATATACATTCTCTACATTATATATATGATAACCCTCAGCACTATATAATAACTCTTTTGCAGAACTAAAGTCTGAAGCATCCTCTGCTGCTGTACCTACTAAGTAAGCTAAACCAAAGGTATAATCACCTTCCTCCATACCATATCTAACAGTATTATAAATACTAATAAGATTAGGGAAAGAACCCATTTCTTCAAATAATATATAACCTCTCTTACCTCTAAGCTTGCCTTCATCATCCTTAGATGATACCCCAATAACAGTGTTAAGACTACCTTTCTTTCTGCCAAACTCATCCTTATAACCCATAGTCCAAGTCATGTCATTCATTGAACTAGTAAGCCTTAGTCTTGGGAACTCTGTATTATCAGCTACAAAGTCTATCATAGGTTCAAATTTAGAAAGAGTACCATCCTTACCACCAAGATATTCCTTTTGATATGCAGTAAGAACAGTCATAACTCTCTTATTAGCTTTCTCATTTTCTCCTAATATTAAGTTCTTAGCCATAATAGAAGCTAAGCTAAAGGACTTACTACAACCACGTCTTGCTAATTCTATAGCATGTTCACCATTATTTCTAGCTTGGTCAAGGTAATGAAATCTCCAATATATACCTTCCCACATATCAGGGAAATCTTCAACTCTGGAAGCTCTGTTAGTACCCTCTTCTATCTCAGTAAGCATTATAGGACAATAGTTAAGATACCAATATAGATATCCAGTAACCCACTCACCATCAGACTCTCTTACATAGCCTTCTCTACACCTTCTCTTTTCCTCATCAAATATTTTTCTATATTCACTATTTGGGTTTGGGTTAGGCCTTAAGTATGTATAACAGTTATGCTCTTTATAATAGAGAGCCATAGGTCTGAAGTAGTCCATATCCTCTAATATATGAGGATTAGTAATATCTACTATTATCTTATTATCCTTATCCCTTGGGCAATCTTTAGCTCTTCTTCTATGTGGACTTATTAACCTTTTAATGAATTCAACATTCTCAATAAATTCTAAGAACCACTGCTGAACTTCATCAGGCATAGACTCCATGAATTCTTTTGTTATCTCTGTTTGAAATTCATTAGTTGGTATGTAAAAATCATCACTTATTTCCATAAGTACCCTTTATAAAATTATCAAGATTTTCATAATAGTGAGGGATAAATGTTATCAATGCCTGCCTCTCACACTCTTGTACTAATACATCTTCTTGACCTACAGGCATACTTGTAGCATATTGAGTATTTATTACTGGTATATTAACTCCACCCTTGTGAAAGTCAATATAAGTCTTAGCTACCTTTAATGTACCCATTCTTCTTTCCCAATTTGAATGACACACAAAGTGGCCTGAAGTTTTTATATTAGACTTTAATCTTTCTCTATCTAAGTGTTTATTAAAGCACTCTAATATTGTATTAATCCCCATCTTCATATAATGATTTAGTTTGTGAACCTCTTGCTCTTGTATCACTAATAATTTCTTTAGAGACAGCTCTTTCAGCTTCATCTAAATCTTTGACAAGGCCAGGTATTTGTTTTACTATACCAATAGCATCTTTTAACTCTTTTACCTCTAAGTCATCAAAGTTCAAATCTCTAATCTTAGCTCTAAATTTATCTACCATCATCCTTGTGTCCTCAAGGAGTAGGGAGGAAGTGGGGTTAAATGATTTATAGAACTCTATAGCTGCTGAAACAAGTTTATCTGGCTTCCAAGTATCTGGCATTCCTTCCCCATCTATAATAGCTTTACTTCTATCTTCTGAGTCAACCAAATATTGGTAATCACTTCTTGGGTCAGCCATAAAGTATATGTAAGCTAACTCCTGCATTGCAGTGTTTTTATTCTTACTTCTATCCCTATTATATATAACCTTAAAAGGTTTAAGCATTAATGCTTCAGGCTCAACAGTAACCTGATATCCTTCATATTTGAATAACTTTATCATAGCTTAGTATAAACAAAAAAAAACCTATGAGTATTCCTCATAGGTTAAATTCTACAATATAATTTTGTTATCAGGAACTATCAAACTTCCTGTATTATTATCAGTAGTTTGTTCTTCCTCAAAATCAGTAATTACAAAGTCAATATCTTGGTCATGAAGGAATAAATGATTGATATGGTCAATCTCAATAATAGGAAAATCATATCTTATTACTGGATTATCTGTGATAATACCATCCTTAAGAGAGCCAGGTTGATGCTTGTATTTAGCAAACCTCTTAGGATTAACCATGACTAAATCTCCTACTTCAATACCTCTAACCATTGGTCCTACAGCAATTACTCTCTGACATTCCTTTAGAGTACCCTTTGTATGTTTAGCATCAATAATTTTACCAGACATTAAGTCTTCCTTATACTCCTCTGCTGTGGTAATTACTTGGTTATTAAGAGGTTTAATTCCTTTTATATTTATCTTATTCATTCCTTTTATAATTTTTTTGAACTCCCAACCATCTTTTATAAGTGCAACTTAATTTACCTAAGTTAGGTATATTAAAGTTTGTCCTAAGCTTATTGAACTCCTTTTCTGTTAAGTCACTCTTTAAAGGTAATTGACCTATAGTTTTCTTTATAAAAGTCCAATAAGCTTTATAAGTATTTTCTACACACTTCTCAGGTAGTGCAAGTTCTCTTGATATTCTTTTAATCTCTTCCTGTATTAAAGTCAAAATATAATAGTAGCTTAAATGAGTTATCCCCTTCTTTTATTCCAAGAGGTATAAATCTAGGGTTAATCCTATTATCTATTATAAACTTAGCTTTTCTGAGCTTACCCATTATAACTTGAAAATGAGGAGTTGTAATATTACATTCTTCTCTAATCTTTTGCTTAGTGTCATCTCCCATGGTAACTCTATCTAAGATGTTATCATCGCTAATAGCTTTACTTAATTCATATCTTTGTTTTAAGAAAGCTGTTGCTACATCTAACTCTCTTGATGTTAAACCATGGAAAGGTGCTAAGAACTCAAGCCAATACCTAAAGAACTTACTTTCAATAGAAGTGGGTATTCTAATAATATTATTTAACCCATTCTTCTCCATATTACTTTCTATCTTCTATAGTTTCTGGCTCTTCATTTGGCTCTTCATCAGTAACTGTCATAGTGTTCACTATATCAATGATAGTTCTCTTAACAAATTCTTTTGGGAACATAGTAGAGTTCTCTACCACCTTAAACTTAAAGCCAAGTTCAGTATAACCATTCTGAATACTAATTCTACTGAGAGTTTCTCTTAGCTGCTGATTTTCTTTATAAAGAGCTTCTGCTTGTTGTGAAATCTGTTGAGCAGCTTGATTTAATTGCTTATAAGTAAGTTTCTTACTCTCATTGTTTTTTGTCTTATTCTCTTCCATTGCTGTATCTATAAATTAATATTCTTTTTCTAAAAAGTCAAAACCATATTTAGCTTTATACATTGCCCTCCATTCTTCAATAGAGCATTGACCTACATTTGTTGAATTACACTCATCACAGAACTCTCCATTCTCTAAACCAGGAACTGTTCTAATCCTCAATGATAGACAATTCTTGCAGTAGAACACTGGTTCTGAATTATAATCATTAGGCTGTTTGTTTGTTTCTGTGTTTGAGTTGTTCATATATCTGCTTCTTGTTATAGGTTACACTACCTTTAGGTCTTGAGATATTCTTAAAAGGTCTCTTTGGATATACATCACCAAATATAGAAACATGACCTCTTCTAATAGCTCTTCTTATTAGCTTGAACTTTTTAACTCCACTATAATCTCTTAAATGAAGTATTCCTCTTTCAAAGTCTTCCATGAGAGTAGCCTCATTATGTTCAACTACCTCTTTAATTTTCTCTTTGAATTCTTCCTCTGATATTGGCTTTACCATCTTCTCCATATTATATTTTATTTCTGAATAACTGCTATGTGTTCACCAGCACCATAATAAATAGTGACTATATCTTCCTTTGTTATACCTGTATCATTTAGAGCTTTTAATAACCCTGTAAGAGTTTCTGCTCTATAAGCATTAAGATACTTCTCTTTCTCTTCCATAAAAAAAAAACAATTAATAGTTGCAGGAGTGGGACTCGAACCCACGACTTTTAGGTTATGAGCCTAAATTGCTACCTCTGCATCACCCTGCGGTATTCTAGTTACTTCTTATTCTTCTTAAGACCTGTTAGAGACTTAGACATTGCATCAGCTCTTTGCTGTAAATTATCTATAGTCTTCTGAGCTTGTTTCATAGCTCTTTCCAATCTTGGTTTATCATTCATTATTTCCTGATACCTCTCAAGAGTCCTAGCATCTTCCTCTGCTCTCCATCTGAGTTCATCTTCAGTCATGTTCTTAGTAGCCATATACTTCTTTATTTTTTATATTTGCAAAGTTAAATAAATTATTTATAAGTAGCAAGCAAAAACCAATTTATTTTACTGTATTAACAATACTTAACTACAAGTGAGGATAGAGAGACTTGAACTCTCACATGTATTTCAATACTAGCTTCTAAGGCTAGTGTGTCTACCATTCCACCATATCCCCATTAGTAGTGCATACAGGATTTGAACCTGTGATTACTACATTGAAAGTGTAGTGACTTAACCCCTTGTCCAATGCACCATAGTACTCCTAAAGGGACTTGAACCCTTAAGCTCTTTAAGAGCAAGGGATTTTAAGTCCCTCATGTTTACCATTTTCATCATAGGAGCTTTATATCATTATATTAACTCTCATCCAACATAGGGTAATAGTACCCTTTGTACTATTCCCACTACAATAGATTAAAAATTACATAAAAGGATTTAATCCAGCATCTATTGTAGGTTTGTAAATCTGCATTGAGGCATTCAAATACCATCTAATTGCTTTCTTAATAATGTTGAACATAATCAATTATTTTTAGAGTTAATATTAATTATATTCTGTTTATACCATACTAAGGGTCTTTATGTTCATATTTCTCAGACCATGCTTTTGTAATACCTGCTGAGGCAAAGACTCCAGCTACAGCACCTATATATGCTGCTAACCCATTTAGGTCTGTGTGAATAGTATGATTAGTAATAACCTCTATTATCAATATTACCACTGGTACTAATAATAGTAGTAGACCTATTAAAGTAACTGCTACTAGAAAAAAGTTCTTTGAACTTACACCCGTATTATTACTTATTAATCTATTTATATAATTCATTTTGTAAGTAACAAACTTTAATATTTTATCTATATTCATATGCTGGGGAAATAGGACTCGAACCTACTATCTTCTGGTTATAGTATATATGTTGCTTTTAAATCTATCAATCCAGCATGGATTTCTTTATGACAATTAGAACATACACAAATACATTTATCTAGCTCTCTTTTAACTTTGTCAAGACTTCTTGTGTACCCTTTTGCTCCAATACTAAAATCTTTCTCTTCTGGATTTAAGTGATGAAACTCTAGAGCTCCAATGTACTTATTATAGCCACAGATACAACACTTTCCCCCTTTATATTCTACTGCCTTTTGTTTAATAATATTTCTTCTCTTTTGTACTGCTTCTACTCTACATTTCATACATCTAAATCTGCCTGTAGAATCTCTAAAGAAATCTGTCAATCCATGCTTTATACATTCTTTTGTTACGCGCTCATTCATTATTATACTTTAATAAGTAGTTGTGGAGCTAGGACTCGAACCTAGGAAATCAAAGATGTCAGATTTACAGTCTGATGCAGTTGCCATCTGTGCCACTCCCCAAAATAGGTAGCCTTTATAGCTACCTTAGTTCTTATAGAACTCTTTATAAAAAAAAAAACAATGAGTATACTCTTATTTATTAAACTATTTGATATATCAATATGAAAATTAATATTTGTATAATTTGACCAATAATACCACCTATCATTGTAGCTGTCCAATCTAGCCAATCAAACATATTACCATATTGTTTATCCTTAAACTCTAATGCTGTAGCTACTCCTAAAACACATAGTATTGTAAATACTATTGCTATAGGTATAGCATATAGTAGATGTTTAGTTCTATTACTCTCACTTAACCACTTCATAGATACCATCAAGTTTATATTTTAGAAATCCTTTATGTACCTTAATAATAGCAAAGTGATTAGTAGTAATTGTATCTAAAACCATGTTATATTCTACAGTTTGAATATCAATCTTCTTACCTGTTTCATCAGTCATTCCCTCTAAAGGAGAAAAGGTAATATCAGTTACTTTTGCACCTGTAGTATCACTCTTTTCTAATAGCTCAGTAACAGCTTTTACATCATCTTTATTACTCTCTGTCATAGGTGCTCCCCAACCAAATAAAGTAAATAACAAGATACTTATTACTATTATCCCCAAGAAGCTAAAAAACACTTTCTTCACATTCATATAATTCTACATTTAATGTTGAGGAGGATGTGAGACTCGAACTCACACATCATTTTATTGACTACTAATAGTTTTCAAGACTATTGCCTTACCAATTAGGCTTAATCCTCCATTTGCCACTTACACCGCTGTGCTTAGTGGACTTAGGTTTTCTTATAACAAGTGCAGGGTATGAGAGACTTGAACTCTGACCTTCACATTGACAGTGTGATATGCTAACCATTACCACCACATACCCTATAAAGTAGTCCTTGTCTTCACAGATTTGGACTACAGGAAGTATTCTAAAATCACAATTTGCATGTTGGCTTCATAAGACTCGAACTTATAATAGTAGAACCAAAATCTACTGTGTTACCATTACACCAAAAGCCAATATGAACTTCCTAATAAATTCTTGAAAGGAAGTTCTTCTAAGTAAAGAGTTCCCGCACCTCTTTACCTTTTATCAAGAATAACTTTGTCTTTCTAAATCTTGTGCAAAGGTATATAAAATATTTTATATATGCAAATATTTTATATAAAAATTTATATTTCCTTTTATCTTTCTACCCAAAACTTGAGAAGTCAGGCATTATTATTTCAGGTACTTTGCTATTAAATACTACTTGAGGAATACCTAATCCCATCTGTACTAAGTCTTCATTAGTATTGCTAAATGAAGGTATACTAATGTCAACAGGTTTATAAATGTTATCATCAAGAGCAAGGTTCAAAGGAGTGACTTGAGGTAATTGCTGTTCTTGATATTGATTAGGTTCTTGATATCTAAGGTGACTGAATTCTTTAGTATCTCCTGATAATTCACTGAGGTCATAGTTGGCATTACCTTTTAATTTACCTCCTGCTATTTGCCTTGCAAAGTTAACTCCTTTATTTAGGGCAGCATTACCAGCTTGACCTGTTTTATTCATTGCAGATACAGCTGCTCTAGGACCACCAGAGAACTCATAATAACCAAAGGCATTCATGGCAGCTTCATCTATATCTTTAGAACTTTGTAGCATTCTTAAACCATTCTTATGTGAACTATTAAGTTCACTCCATATGAAGTTTAATTGATTATCAAATGAAGGTTTACTACCATATTTATTAAATAATGCTTTCTTTCTACTCCCTAACCATTGTGCTAACCCATAAGCTCCTGAAGAACCATTTACTGCATTAGGATTAAGTGCACTTTCTCTCATTAGATTAGCTACTAAACCAGTAGCAGCTACATCAGTCATACCTTTCCTAATAAAGAAATTCTTTGCTCTATGGGCAATAGACATCATTCCTCCTTGTGCAAATGTATTAGGGGAGTTATTATTCCTTATTAATTCCCCTCCTATTTTATTCTCTTCCTGACCTACAATATCATTTATAGACAATGAGTCTTCTTCAGAAGTATTTTCATCATACATTTTTCTAATAGTATCCAAGTCTGATATGCCATTCCTAATACTTAATCTTATTATATCAGACTTCTCTGACATACTTAAATCTTTCCACATAATTACTTGAGCTTTATGTTGTTGGTCTTGAAGGATGTAATTGGGGCTTGTCCCCCATATGTAATCTCAACAAGACATAATAAGTCCCTAAGTTTTTGGTTCAGCTCTAATATCACTGATATTTTATATTGACCATTTCTAAGTCCACGGGCTATTATTACCTCTAAAGCTAGATTTACCTTTGCCTTTTCTCAGATGTATTGGCTCTAGCAAGACTTATTATAAGTCATACATTTGCTGTAGTATTGGGGACAACCTCACTCTTATTTAGAGCTACTAACCCAACTTCTGACCCACTACTTGATTACCTCATGGGTGATTACACCTACATCTAGTGTACTACTGGGTGCAAAGGTAATCAATATTATTTATATCTCCAAATATATAAGTAAAATGTTTATGGTACATATTATTTTTTTTTTTTTTCTATTTTTTTTATTGACTTTATTAACAAGAGTGGGATAGATTATATCCCCCCCCCCCCCCCCCCCCCCCCCCCCCCTACCCCACCCCCCCCTCTTCATATCTCCTAAT